TATTTGATTTATTAAATCATCTAAATTATTACATCTACAATTTAATAATTCATTACTACTAAATCCATAAATTAAAGATATTTGATTTCTCTTCATCATAATATATTAATAACACTTCAACGTAATATTTTTTTATATTGTTTAAATATAATAATTTAATAAATCAATTTTTTAATATAATTATTTTAATTTTTTTAATTCTAATAATAAATTATTATAATTATATAATTGTTCTTTTATTTTTTTAAATTCTATTTTATAATATTTTATATCATTTTCTAAATTTAATATTCTTTCAGATAATAATCTATTACTATTTTGTAAATCTTTAATATTATTACTTAAATTTAAATTATCCATATCCATATATATATATTATATTAATACTATTTTTAAATATAATAATTATTTTTGATTATAATAATATATACCTTGTAAAAAAGAATCTGCTAAATCATCTTTTTTTTTATTATTTTTTAGATAATTAGTCCAATTATCTAAATGCGTTATTAATTCAAAACAATATTTTACACTTAAAGTTTTATTTAATTTATAACTTTTAGAATCAGATATTTTTTTTGAATCAATCATATCCTGGGCATCTTTACAATTTGCTAATTTTAATTTATTTGAAGGAGATATAAATTTTACTTGTTTAATTGTTGAATTAGTATTATTTTTATCAATAATTCCTCTAATTAAATAATAATCATATAATGTAGATGCAATTGATTTCATTCTTGGATTTTTAAATGCTGGTTGATTTTCAATAACAACATATTCTGCATTTAATAATGATTTTCTTTTTTCTAATTCTAATATTAAATTATATTTAACATCATCAAAAAGTAAACTAGTTGATTTTTTTAATTTAAAAGGTTTTAATTCATTATTTTTATTATTATTTTTATATAATTGTTTTGCATGAACTGTACAATAATTATTATTATTTAAATCATAATTACTATTTTTATTACATATTTTTTCATTATCTTTTGAATTTATTTTATGACAACATTTATTAAATTTATTTGAACATACTTTAAAATAATTTTCAAATGTTATATTAGATTGTTCAATATCTTTACAATGATTTTTACAATAATATTTATCAATATTATTTATTTTATTTGTAAAACATGATTTAGCTCCACATTCACATTTATAATTAATACTATTTGTTAAATCAATATTATTCCATTCAATTATATCCCATTTATTATCTTTTTTTGTTAATAAACAATAAGATAAATTAATTATACCAACATCAAAAGATAAAATTATTGGTTCGTTTTTAATCATATAATAATTAAAAGTCATTTATTTTTAAACAATTTTTTTATAAAAAAAAAATGAAATAAATATATTTAAAGATTATATATTAAAATATAATTAAAGATGATCTCTAATAATAATTATTTATGGAAAAAACATAATATTATTGATTATATTGACATTGATAAAAATGAAATTACAGATTTACCATCGTCTTTAAAAATATCTACAATGTGTTGTGGATGTGTATTAAATACACAATTATATATAAAAAATATAGAAAATTATTTACAATTAAATTCAAATGATATATTAACTGTTAAAATAGATAGTAATTCTATAAGAACTTTATTAAATATAAAAAAAAAAACAAAAAAAATAAAAAAAAATAAAATAAAAAAAAATAAAGTTTCAAATAATTTTTTTTATAATCAAGTTACAGTTGAAATTAGAGTTACTGAAGATGATATAGATAATATTGATAATATAGATAATGTAAATAATATAGATGATAGAGATATTATTAACAATATTAATAATGAATCAAAAATAAATTTAAAATTATTTAAAAATGGATCAGTTCAGATGTCTGGATGTAAATCAATTAAAGATGTAAATAAGGTTTTAAATAAATTAGTAGTAAAATTAAAAGAAATTAAAGCAATAATTGATAATAATGAAATAATTGATAAACCTTTTATTGAATCAATAGAAAATATTAATATTTCAAAATTTAAAATTGATATGATATTAGTACATTATAAAATAAATATGAATATAAATAGAATTAAATTATATCAATTACTTTTAAAAAAAAAATTAAAAGTAATGTATGAACCTTGTATTAGAGCATGTGTTACTCTTAAATATATTGCTACTGTTGATAATATTGATAAAAAAGAAATTAGTATATTTTTTTTTGAAAAAGGTAATATAATAATAACTGGTGCACGTTCTAGAAATCAAATTATTGAAACTTATGAGTATATTAATAATATGTTAGTTACATATAAAAATGATATTATTAAAAATGATTATGATATAATTCATATTTATAATGAATTAATAAATAATAATACCATATCACAAAATAAAATATTAGTTAATCAAACTAATTTAATAAATGATTTTAAATCATTACAAATTTAAAATCTATAATTATTATATGAATAATGAATTATATTATATATTAATTATAATATTATTATATAATTTAATTAATAAATTAAAAATAAATTAAAACTTTTTTTATTCAAAAGAAAAATCAAAATTATAATAATCATCTCTTATTTCATAAATTACGGTAGATAATGCACCTACAATTATATATGTAATCATATTTTTATATTGAAGATTATCTTGATTAATTAATAAATCCATTTGATTTAATATATATCTTTGAATATCAATAAATTCCATATTTTGTAAAATATTATTATTTTTCTCTAAAATATTATTATTTTGTGATATTATATTACGTTCCTCATTGGAAAAATTATGAATCCAAAAATCTTTTAATTCATAATATACTTTTAATAATTCATTTTTATCTAAAGTTAAATATAATTTATAATCAATAAATACAGATGAATTAATCAAACCTTGAAAAACATCTAATGCTAACATATCAATAGATAGTTCATTTTTATTAATATCAATTATATTAATATTTTCAAAAATTTCTAAAGGTATTGGATTCCTTGTAATAGGATGATTAAAAATATTAAATGTTTTTAAATATCTTAATGATTCTATTTCAAAACATCTTAACATATTTTCTGATTCATAATAAAATATTAAATTATTAATATTATCTAATGGATATACAATTTCTTTATTATTATTATTAATAATCCAAAATTTATTTAAACTTATTGGATCTCTATCATCAATTGATTCTAATAATAACTCATTATTATTTTTATTTTGAAAATTCATATTTAACATTATATTTAATTAATATTTTATATATATTAATTAAATATCAATTTTTTTCATAATAAATATAATTACTATTTCATAATAATTGTATAAATATAATTACTATTTCATAATAATTGTATTTTTAATGCACCTAAACCAGGTATAATAGTTGTATTATTATTAGTATTAATAATACTTATAGTATCACCAATATTACAATAAACTACAGCAAATCCACTAGAACTATATGTTGTATTATTATTATCTAATCTTAAAATAAATAAATTATTAGTACTATTAATTGTTGCATAAATTAATAATGGAGAAGTTGAACTTGAACTAATAGTTGCAGAACAGTGTATATTATAATATCCTTTAATAGAAACAGTAAATATATTATTAGTGCTATTCCAGCATAAATAATTATCATAAATAGTTGTATAATTAATAATATTATTAGAAGAATATGATGTTATTGTATTATTAATTTTTCCAAAAAACAATAATGGATTTGATTTAATATAACCATTTATAATAGAATTTCCAGATATATTTAATAATGAATTAATAGTAATATTACCATTAATAATTGTATTACCAGATACATTTAATGTAGATAAAATAGTAGTATTATTAAAAATTGAATTATTTAATACTGTTAGATTAGTTATAGTTGCTATATTAATTATACTATTATTACAATTTAAATTTGAATTTATTGTTACATTATTTAATATACTATTAGATGATACATATAATGTTGAATTAATAGATACATTTGTAATATATGAATTATTAATTATAATAGAATTTGTAGTTAAATTATTTAATATTACTGTATTATTTGAAATATTTAAATTAGATATAGTTAAATTATTTAATGTTGCATTTCCTGATACATATAATGTATTTACAGTTGCTGTATTTAATAATGAATTATTAGATACATATAATGATGATATAATAGTTAAATTATTATTAATAACAGCATTATTGCTAGTTAATAATGATAAAACTGTAATATTTCCATTTATAGTTGAATTATTTAAAATAGTTAAATTTGAATTAATTGTAGTATTATTTAATATTAAATTATTAATAGATAAATTAGACATTACAGTTAGATTATTAATAGTAGCATTATTTAATACAGTTAAATTAGTTATTATACCATTATTAATATAACTAGTAGAACTAACATTTAATGTTGAATTAATAGTACAATTATTAAATATTGCATTACCTGATATATTTAAATTAGAATTAATTGTAACATTATTAAGTATACTATTATTTGATACATTTAAATTAGAAATAATTGTAGTATTATTAAAAATACAAGTACCTGATACATTTAAATTATTGCTATTTATATTACCATTTAATTGTGTTATATTAGATACATATAAATTAGAATTTATTATATTACCATTTAATATAGTTGCATTAGTTGCATTTAATGATGATACAATAGTTAAATTATTTATAATACTATTATTAGAAACATATAAATTAGAATTAATTGTATTATTTTCAGTTAATATTGAATCACCCATAACAAGCAAACTAGATAAAATAGTAACATTAAATAATAAAGAATTATTATTAATAGTTAATGAATTTCCAGTAATAGTATTAATATTGGCTGTTCCTAATATTGAAATATTACTATTACCATAAATATTATTAAATGTACCAGTTTGATTAACAGTTAAATTTGAATTAATAGTAGTCGGTCCATTTATAATTGTATATCCTAATACATTTAATATATTATTAATAGTTGAATAATTAATAATGCTTGTACCACTAACATTTAAATTAGATGTAACAGTAATATTATTTAATGACCCATTATTAATAATATTTAAATTATTAATTGATCCATTGCCTAATACATTTAAATCTGATTTTATAGAACAATTATTATTTATAATTGCATTACCAGATATATATAAATTAGAATATATTGATATATTATTACAAGTTAAATCTCCAATAATATTTAAATTTGAATTTATAGTCATATTATTACAATAAGAATTGCCAGATACTAATAAAGTATTATTTATTATAGCATTTTGTAAAAATGTATTACCAGATACTTGTAAATCAGAATTAAAAGTAGAATTACCTAATATAGTTGTATTACCTGATACATATAAATTAGAATTAATAGTTACATTATTCATAGTTGCATTATTAACTACATTTATATTTGAATTTAATACAACAAAATTATTAAAATATGAATCTCCATATACATTTAAATTAGATAAAACAGTAACATTATTTAATGATGAATTACCAGAAACTGTTAAATTATTATTTATATATGTATTATTATTTAATATACTTATACCTGAAACATTTAATAATGATAATATAGTTGTATTTCCAAATATTATAGCATTACCAGAAACATTTAATAAAGAATTAATAGATAAATTTCCATTAATAATACTATTATTTAATACATTTAATTGTGTTATATTAACATTATTTAATACAGAATTACTACTTACATATAAATTATTATTTATAGTAACATTATTTAATATTGTATTATTATTAACTGTCAAATTTGAATTTATAGAACAATTACCTAATATATTAGAATTACCTAATATTGATAAATTTGATGTCATAACAACATTATTATTAAATATACTATAATTACTAACATATAAATTTGATAAAATTGTTAAAGTTCCATTTATAATAGTATTACCATTAATATTTAATAAATTATTAATTGTAGCAGGTCCTTGTAATAATGTTATACCAGAAACTGTTAAATTATTATTAATATTAGTAATACCTAAATTAGAGGTATTTAAAATAGTAAAATTATTAAGTGATGTTACATTGCCTTGAAAAATAGTAGTTCCTGATATTAATATTGAACTATTAAATGTTACATTATTATTAAAAATAGTAAATCCTGAGACTGTTAAATTTGATAATATAGTAGTATTACCTAATATAGTGACTCCTGATACTGATAAATTTGTTAAACTAGATATATTATTAATAAAAGTATTACCTAATACATTTAAAGTAGAATTAATACTTACATTATTTAATATACTATTATTTGAAACATATAAATTTGATAAAATAGTTATATTATTTAATATTCCAGTTCCTGATACATTTAAATTAGATAATAATGTGGTGTTTCCTAAAATAGTTGTATTACCAGATATTAGTAAATTTGAATTTATTGATACATTTCCTAAAATAGTAGTATCATTTAAAATACTTAAATTATTAGTAATAGTACAATTACCTATAATATTTGTATTACCTGATACTAATAAATTAGAATTAATTGTACAATTACCATTTATATTACTTGATCCTAAAACTATTAAATCTGAATTAATACTTACATTTCCTACAATTATACTATTTCCTGATATATTTAAATTTGAATTAATTGTTACATTTCCATAAATAATTGAATCGCCAGATACAGAAAAATTATTATTTAAATCAAATGTTGCAATATAATTATCAGATGTTTCTAATGGAGATTTTATTAAATATCTATCAGCTGTTAATGTCGTTTTAATATATCCTATTCCTGAAATACCTAATATTTGAATTCCACTAGAATATCCATCATCATTAGCACTAGATGTATTACTATCATAATTTAATGTTAATAATTTATTTGGATATATATATTGTGTATTTGAAATATATGTAGTTGTACCATTAATATTAATAACTGATCCAATAGTACCAAGATTTATAGTATCACTTATAATATTTAATGTTCCATTTATACTATTTATAGTATTAGTATTTAATATATTTATATTTCCACTACCAATAACATTTAAATTTCCAAAAGCTGTAATAGAATCATTAAATATAGCTGAATTATTAATTGTTAATAAATTATTAAATGTAGATAAACCGGATACATTTAATGTTGATAATATAGTTGTATCTTGTAATATGGTCACTCCAGATACATTTAATGATGATAACATAGTTGTATTATTTATAAATGAATTATTTGTAATATTTGCTTTCGTATTTAATATTGATTGTAGATTTGTAATTTGTGAAATATTAATTATTTTATTAGAATCACTTGTATTATCTACTTGATCCAATCCAATTAATTTTTTATATTTTATAATTAATCTTAAATCATTAAAAGATGTCATATTATCTAATATATATTAGATATTTTTATTAATATAAAAACTAATAACATTTAATATTTAAAATTAGAAGGTACAGATAAACTTCGTTGTCTACTATTATTATTTTTATTTTCAAAATGCAAAAATGTATATTTTATATTAATAATTATATCACTATTATTAATTTTATTATAATTATAATTTTTAAATAATATATTTAATTTTTTTTGTATTATTTTAGAATAATTAATATGATTAAATACTGGTTTAGTTGATATATTAGATACTAGTTTAGTTGATATATTAGATACTGGTTTAGTTAATATATTAGACTCTATTGATTTAGTTGATATATTAGATACTGGTTTAGTTAATATATTAGACTCTATTGATTTAGTTGATATATTAGACTCAAATGGTTTAGTTGATATATTAGACTCAAATGGTTTAGTTAATATATTAGATTTTATATTATTATGAATAAATCCACAATTAATTCCTTGTTTACACTTATCAAATGAATAAAATCTACATAATCTATCTATTTTTTTTTCATGAATTCTAGGACAATTAATAATATTACATTCTCCATATTTTGTATATCTAATACAATATGAAGGAAAATTATGTCTACAATGAATATTTTTACAATTAATATTTTCACAAAATCCTATTAAATTATATTTACATACTTCTAATACTGATAAATCTGTTAATGTATCTAAATTTAAAATACACTTTTTAACATGTTTATATTTACAATTATATTTACATTTATCAAATAAATAATTCACACAAATTGCAATAGTATTTTTTTGTGTATTAATAGGTTTATTCATATTTGTATTCCTAGGTTTATTCATATTCATAGGTTTATTCATATGTGTATTCATATTTGTATTCATATTTGTATTCATATGTGTATTCCTAGGTTTATTCATATTCATAGGTTTATTCATATTTATATATGTATTAAAAATTAATAAAAATATTAAATATTCAATTTTTATTAATTTTATATGATATATTTATATTTATATTTATATATTTATTATTATTATATTTATATATTATTATTATATTTATATACTTATTATGAGAAATAAGTCATATTTAATTTATTATTTTTGCGATGTGTATAATATCATAAAGATTTTATGTTAGGCTTTACATTTTTATTAAATATAAAATAATTTAATAAATTGAATTATTTAAAATAAAAAAATATTATAAAACTTCCAAATATAAAATATATAATTTTAATATTACTATAAATTATATTATTTTTATAATATATCAAAAATATCATCTTGTAAACTATGAGTTAAAAGTTCAAAGATATTTTTAATATCTCTATTTTTTTCTAATATTTCAAGTCTAGATTGATTTAATTTATTTAATATAATCTTATAATCAGAATATTTTTTATCTTCTAATTCTTGAATACATTTTTTACCATTTTCTAAATATGGAACTTTTATATCATCAATACACCATCCTAATATTATATTTTGGTTTTTATTTGTAATATTATTAAAATTAGATACACCAGGTGCCATTAATATAAGCTGTCTTATATTAAGTTCATTTGATGATGATATAAATATTGCAATACTTCCGCCAAAGGATACTCCAATTATATCAATAATATTATAATAATCATTATGACATATTTTTTTTATAATTTTACAATAATGTATAGCCATAGTTTTTTTTAATTCATCATATATTTCATACTCAGATAAATTAGATTCTTTATTTATTTCTTTATATTTTGTTTTATATTCATTTAATATATCTTTATCATATGATTCAGGTTGACTATCAAAATCTAAACTAAATAATATTATTTCTTTATATTTATTATATATTTTATTAATATTTTTAATAATAATCGATAAATTATTACAAACACTTGTTTTTGATAATCCAACCATAACTATTAAAGGTATATCTGATTTACTATTTAATGGTAGTCTTATTAATTTATATTTTATAATTATATCAGATAATACTGTAAAATTATTAATAACTCTATAAACTTTTAATTCCAATGAGTTTAATTTTTCTACAGATAAATTATTATATATATTATTTATTCCTATACAATAATTTAATTCATCAATGAAATTATATTGTAAATCATCCATTGTTGTGTATATATATATATATAGAAATTATATATAAAAATTATATAATATATTTATATCAATTTTTATTTAATTAGTTATAAAAACATAAAAATAACTAATTATATTAGAATGTTTTCATTTTTTGGAACTATTGATAAACGTGTTAAAGCTGCTGAAGAGCGTGTTAAAGCTGCTGAAGAACGTGCTAAAGCAGCAGAAGAACGTATAAAAATTATTGAAGATATAAAAAAAGAAACATTAAATGAATTAACTAGTAATGTATTAAAACTTATGAAACGTATAGTTGATTTAGAAGTTAGACTAGGTATTGCAGAATATAATGCAGAATATAATGTAGGTATTTAACAAAATTATAATAATTGTAAATTAAAACTTCCATATGAAATATTATATATTTGTGAATTATTATTAATATTTTGAATCCATATTAAATCATTTATATTACAATTTAATATTATTTCATCTTTAAAAGAACTATTTATTTGTGTTTGACCAATATCAAATGTTTTAGTTATAGAATTATTATAATGAATAATTTGAAAATTTATACTAGTTAAATAACTAGTAATATTTACAGTTATATTATAATATCCAGATATAGGTATTGTGTATTTATAATTATTAGTATTATAACTATTATAATTATCTATTACCGAATTAAATTGAATAATACTATTATTATTATATGTAAATGTTATTGGTTTTGGTGTTAATGTTCCATAAAAAATAACTGGATTTGTTTGTTGATAATTATTAATATATAAATTATTAGTTAAATTTAAATTATTAATTATAGTATTATTTAATATAATATTATTAGATATATTAATATTTTTATAAAAATTAGTATTATTTCCTATAAATGTATTATTAATTATTGAGTTATTAGTATTATTATTTATAATAGTATTATTACATAATAATGAATTAATTGTTATATTATTAAAAATATTATTATTAGAATATAAATAATTATTTATTAAATTTTTATTTATAAGATTATTACAAATTAAAAAATTACAATTAATATTATTAATATTAGTATCATTATTAATAATTATATTATTAGAATTTAAATTATTACAAATACAATTATATGAATTAAGTGAATTATTAATATTTAAATTATTTAATATTGAATTATTGCTTATATTTAAATTTAATGAAGTAATATTAGTAATAAAAGAATTATTAAAATTTGAATAATTTATAAATAAATTATTAGTATTACAGTTATTTAAAATTGATAAATTAGTTGTTTGTATATTATTTAATGAAATGTTATTTTTAATATTTAATAAAGAATTAATTGTAATATTATTAATTATTGTACTATTTGTTGTAATATTATTACAACTTATAATATTAGAATTAATATTATTAATATTAATATTATTAATTGATAATATATTAGTGTTAATTATATTAAAATTATATAATATTTTTATAAAAGTTGCATTATTTAATATTAAATTATTATTATATAAATTATTTGTAATAATATTATTACAAAATAATGTATATGCACTAATATTATTTATATATGTATTATTAAAATATAAATTAGATAAATTATCAATAGTTAAATTAGTTATTGTTAAATTATTTATATTTAGAATTGAATTATAATTGTATAAAGTATTGACTATTAATTTATTTAAATAACCATTATTAGTAATACATAAATTATTACAAGTTAAATTATTAAAAATATTATTATTAGTTGTTAATATATTTCTAATAATAGTTTGTGATAAAATTGTATAATTACTAATAAATAAATTATATGAATTTAAATTAAATAAATTTGCATTATTAATATTTAAATTATTATTTACTGTAATATTTGAATTAATAATAATATTATTAGAATTTATAGAATCAGTTGTAAATATATTATGATTATTAATATTATTAATAATTAAATTATTATTTATTAATTTATTATTAGTATTAAAATAATTTAAATTTAAATTATTACAATATAAATTATTAACTAATAAAGTATCACTAATTAAATTAGAATTTATAGTTAAATTATTACAATTTAAATTAGATAAAATTGTTGCATAATTTAAAGTTATTCCATTATTTAAATATAATTGATTTGTAGTAATCTTATTTAATAAATTAATATTATTTGTTAATATATTATTACAGGTTATATTATTAATTATTTTATTATCTACATATAAATCAGAATTAATTGTTATATTTTGATTATATAATGTATATAAATTAATATTATTAAATGTAATTTGTGACTTAGTTATTAACTTATTTATATTTAATATATTAAAATAACTATCATTTAATATATTTAAATTAGAATTAACAGTTAAATTTTGGATAGTTGCTGATTGTAATAAGCAATTATTTACTATATTTAAATTTGAATTTATTGTAATATTATTTAATATTGATAATGATGTTACATATAAATTAGACATTAATGATATATCATATAAAAAAGAGTAATTACTAACATTTATTGACTTAATATCTAATGTATTAAATACACCATTTTTTAGATTTAAATTTGAGTTTAGTGTTAAATTTGATGCTATATAATTAAATATTATTAAATTAGAATTAATAGTTGTATTATTAAAAAAAGAATTATTAATATTATTTAATGATTGTATTGTAATATTATTAAATACATTTGAATTAGAATATAAATTTAAAGTAGTTAAATTTGAATTATATATAGTATTATAAGTATTTAATAATGTATTTATTGTAACATTATTATTAAATAAACTTGAATTTAATATATTTAAATTATTAATATAATTTATAGAAGATACATTATTACTAATAATAGCATTATTATTAATATTTAATGTACTATTAATAGTAACATTATTAAATAATGTTAATCCATTATTAGTAAATTTATTATTACAAATTAAATTATTTGTTTTAAAATAATTATTATTAAAATTATAAATTCCAATAATATTATTCATTAATGCATTTGATGATACTTGAATATTTCCATATATATTTGTTATATATAAAATACTATTATTATAAATATTTAAATTATTACAATTTACAATATTTAATAAACTTTTATTAGAAAAATATAAATTTGATAAAATTAAATTATTAAATATACTTGATCCTGAAATATTTAAATTAGTAATAGTATTATTATTAAAATAACTATTATTTAATACATTTAAATTAGGTGAAATTAAATTATTAAAATTATTATTTTGTGAATTAATATTTGCATTAATAATAATATTATTAAAAATATTATTATTTGATATATTTAAATTAGATAATATAGATATATTATTAAATAAACAATTATTAGATATATTACAATTAGAATTAATTGTTATATTATTAAATAAACTATTAAAAATATTTAAATTTGATTGTAATGTTAAATTATTTAATATTGAATTATTTGATATATTTATATTTGATAATATTGTATTATTATTTAATATTAAATTATTTAATATATTAAAATTTGATAATATAGTTGTATTATTTAATAAACTATCTCCTGAAATAAATAAATTATTATTTAAATCTAATGTAGCAATATATCTATTTGTAATATCTAAAGGAGCTTTAATTATATAATTATTTATTCCTGATTGAATATATCCATTATTTTGATTTCCAGAAATAATTAATCCATTATTAATTCCACTATCATTATTATTTAAATAAATTAATTTATTAATATTATTATATTGAATATCAAATATATTACTAAAACTAGGTCTAGTAATATTACCAATTATATTAACTTGATTTGAATTTAATCCAATATTAATAATATTAGAATAATAATTAATATTATTATTAAGTGAATAAATAGAGTTTGTATTAATATTATTAATATTTAATATATTATTATTTAAATTAGATTTTATAGTTATATTATTACATATTAAATTATTTATATTACAGTTATTTAAATAACTATTATTTAATATATTAAATGGATAATTTAATATATTTAAATTATTTAAAATTGTATAATTAGATATATTTAAACTAGATATAATTGTTATATTATTTAAAAAGGTTGGACTAGTTATATTTGGCATTTCATTTAATGGTAAATTACTAATTTGAGATATATTAAATATTTTATTAATATCAATAGTATTATTAACATTATTTAAATTCATAATTGTTTTATATTCTGACTTAACTATTAATTCAGTTGCTGACAACATATAATTATAATATATAATAGAATTTATATTATATATGATAAACTTTTATTTTTAATAATATTTTTCTTTTATTATAAAAATATAATTTATGATAATACCATTATTTTTATAAATTATTTATAATTTATGATAATACCATTATTTTTATAAATTATTTATAATTTATGATAATACCATTATTTTTATAAATTATTTATAATTTATGATAATACCATTAGTGTACATATATTAGTTGTTCCTGGTATAGTTAACATTTTAGTAACCGCCGCTTTTGATGTAGTATTACTCCATAGAGATACATAAACATTATTATTTATTATATAAAATCCACCTATAGGAAAGTATCCATAACTTGAAAGCCCTGGATATAAATTTGGATTATTAATAAAATTAGTTATTATATTATTAGTAGGTGTAGGAATAATAGGATTACTTCCAAAATTATAATCATAGTACCATATTAATCCATCATATGAATAATAAAGACCATTATTTATTGTAGCTCTAATAAATTTATTACAATATAATAATTTCCAAAAACCTGTATCATATCCAATTTTAAAATTATTTATATATCCAACATTCCATATATTTAAATCATTAGAATATATATATTTACTTGTAGTATTATGATTTGTTAACATATACATATTATTTCCATATACAAGGTAACGACATGTTAGTATTCCATAATTATTTGTTATTAAATTAATAGTAAATGTATTTCCATCATCAGTTGAAATCATATAAAATATACCTCCTTCCTGACAATGTAGCCCTGCTGCATATGCATTATTATTATTATTATAACAAAAACTCATGTTGCTACCTTCTATATAATATAGTTGTTTACCATCATTATTATTTAATATTCTTCCAACCATATTATTGGAAACATTAGTTCCATTTGCATAAACGGTACATTTAGTCCAATTTACTGCATTAGATGATTTATACATACTGGAACCTGCTATTGTAAAAAAATAATTTCCTACAAATAGTAAATTAAATATTTGTTGTGAATTAAGAAAAAAAGAAGATATATTCCAATTAATACCATTAGTAGATGTATATAAATTTTGTATACCAGAAGCAAGTACAGAAATTGCAAAAACATTATTACCTGCAGCATAACGCCTAACATCACCCGTTGGTGTCACTGGAAAAGAATACATAGTCCAATTTATTTTATTTAAAGATATAAAATATGTTCTATTATCATTATTTACACCTAAATATATATTATTAGTGTATAAAATATATTCAAATCCGCCTGAAAAATTACCTCCATACCCATAAACTATATTATTAAATTGTGTAATTGTAAAAGTAGGAATTACATCAATATTAAAATCTACAAAAGATATAACATTAACTGTTCTAGTTACAGTAGTTGTTAAATTTGCTATATTTGTTGCTGAATATGTAATATAATATATTCCATTAATACTGGTATTTACAGTACCCGTGATTATAGGTATTATTGGTAGTTCTGTTAAATCTGTTATAGTATAACCTGGATCTACAAATGGAATTCCATTTACTGGAACTATTATAGAATTTCCATTTGTTAATGTTATAACTGGTGGTGATGTATTATCAATTACATTAATATTACGTGTTACAAAACTTATAGAATTTAAATAATCAGTTATTGTATATATTATTGTATAATTTCCAGGTGAATTAGTATTTACATTATTTATTGTATTAAAATTTAATAAATTTGTTCTTATATAATAATCATATGTATATCCTAAATCAGTAAATGGTTGCATAGTTACTAAATTATATGTAGATTGACCATTTATATTTATAATTGGTCCATAATATGATGGAATAGTTACAGTATTATTAATACTCATTGATTTATTTAATATTGGATTAATAAAATTATTATTTAATAAAAATAATCCATAATTATTTATAGATAAATCAAAAGGAGGTGTAAATGAACTAGTATATAAATTTCCTATACTAATTTTAAATTGACTAATTTTTCCATTCCATTGAGTTAATAGAGAGGTTGGACTATTAATTGATTGTCCTAATAATATTTTATTAAAACTTTGTGTTCCAAAATTTGGAAAATTCCAATCAGAAAAATTAACATTCCATTTACCTCCTGATATTCCATTTACAAACATTTCTAATGTTGTACTATTATTTTTTTGATAAACAATATGAACCCATTGATTTAATGGTACTATTATATTAGAATTAATTTTCCATTTAGAAATGGTATCCATATTATAATAAATAAATGGTCTGCCTTTACCATCATTTGTAATTGATGGTGAAATATTAGTAATATCTTTTGTTACACCAAATGATAAATAATTACCAGTATTACTTAAATCTAAAAGCCAACTTCCACTTGTAGTTGTAGTTCCCCATGAAGTAGAATATATCCATGATTCAATTGTCCATGATGATGCAACTATTAATTCATTTAAATCTACATTTTGTGTTAAATAACCATTTGATAAAATATAATTAGTAATTGAATTTGAAGATATTATAGATGGTGATATATTTATATAAATATCATTTGTTGGAGTTATATAATTTGGTAAATCAAACATATAATTATTAATTATTTCTTTTTGATCTAATATTCTATTATACATTCTTGTATTACCAAAATGTAAATTAGATAATGAATTTGGTTGAATATATCCTGAATCTGAATTTGCTCCAATTGCAAAATTTAAACCTGTATTAGATGGATTTGGATATGATGACCATTGACTATTATTTAATGAAATAATTAATGCACCATTTATATATAAATTTAATATTGATGATGATGATGAAGACGTTGATGATGTAAATGCTAAATGAGTCCATTTATTTCTTAATGTATTTATATTAATAGCTCCAGCACCATTACCTTGATTAGTTAATGCTACAGATGTCATAAATGATAATACATTAAATGGGTAACTAATTGAATTATAATTAGATGTTATAAATGCAAATCCATACCCATTATAAGATAATATTGATGATTGACCAACTAATAACATATTATTTGATGATGGTATAAATGAATTATCAATAAATATCCATTGTTCTATTGTTAATCCTAATAACCAATTAGTATTAATTAAATTATTATAAGATAATGGATTCATTTGCCAAGCTACATAACCTGTTCGTTTCCATCCGTTATTATTTTGAACTTTAATAATTGAATTAAAATTATTAGCATTACTATGAACAATAAAATTATAATTACCTGTAGAATCTGTCCAAGTTGTATTAGTTGAAGGTAAATTTGAAACTAATAAATTAAATACTAAATTAGTCGGAGTAACTGAACTTGATGTTAAATTTATTAAATATTGTCTTTGTATAATTATAGGTAAAGTATTATATGTTAATATTGTATTAGTTATAGTATCAGTATAATTATTTCCTAAAAAAAATAAAGTATTACTTAAAATTGGTGTTAAATCACTATTAGGAATAAATCCAATATTATATAATTTACTAGGAGTAATTTTTAATTGAGATATATTTCCATTTAAATTATAATTTGAATTAGTTAATGAATTAATACCATTTCCAATTGTAATTTGATTTAAATTTTGAATATTAGGATAATCATAATTTATATTTGTATAAATATTACCTACAAAACTACCATTTATATAAAATTCTATAAATTGTCCATTTCTTTGATAAACTATATGTGTCCAAACATTTAATTGAACACCTATAGTTCCTGAATAGGTATATGTATTTGTAAATTTATTATAAATACCTAATATACCATTGTTATTTATTATTAATGATATATTATTAAAATCAAGTAAATAAGAATATGATGATGAATATGAATTAATATTTATCCAACATTCAATTGTCCAATATTTTGTTGTTGTTAATAAATTATAGTTATTAGATGTATATAAATATGTATTAATTAAATTATATGATGTATAATTCATAAAATTTAAAACATAAATTATTCTAATAACACTTACTGTATTATTAACTGGATCTGTTGTTGTATATGTTATAATATATTTTCCAATACTATTAGTATTAACAGTTCCTGTTATTATCGGTGTTAAAGTTACATTATAATTAGTATTAACTACCCCTCCTAATTCATTATAAACTCCACCTAAAGGTATTACAATAACATTATTTCCATTTAATGTTATTGTTGGTGCTGCAATAGTATTATAAACATAATTAGTAAAATCATATATTCTTGTTGATGTATTAGGCAATGTTAATGAAAATATAAAATTACAAAAACTTCCACCATTTCCATATATTATTAATATTGGATATACAGTATTAGCTATTAAATTAATATTTCCAGCTTTTTCTACCATTTGATGTCCACCTCCATTATTAATTAGTGGAGTTATAAAATTATCAATAAATAAAAAACTGCCATCATCTGAATTAAGCCAAAATGTATAAGTACCAGTTATAGGTGCTATAAAGTTTCCAGTATAATATGTTGTAAAACCTAATCCATTATCAACTGACATTATATTATTAGTAGCGGTTCCTAAATTACTCATATTTGATGTAATACCATATGATGTAGAATTATATAATGAAGCTGTTAAATTATAATAGTAATTATCATGAAAATAACCATTATATATTATAAAACTAAAACCTTGTAGTTTATCAATTATATTAACTGTTCTAGTTAATGAACTAGTATTTCCATAACTATCAGTTGCTGTATATGTTACAGTATATGTACCAACTGTAGTATTATCAATATCATTAGTTATTATTGGTGAAATAAATTCACCTAAATTATCAGTAATAGTAACACCAGGATCTATATATATTGATTTTATTAATAAACTAAAAGGATTTGTACCTAATAATGTAATTACAGGTGAAATTATATCGGTTCTTATTTTTAAAATACCTCCAGTTCTATAAAAACTCCATAAAGATAATCCTGCATTAGCTGCATCTGTATTATAATTATAATCTGGTAAATTATTTATAATATATCCACCTATATTAATATTAATTAAATTTGTTGTTCCTGATATATTTAAATTTGAATTAAATGTAGATGCACTAATCATATTAGTAAATCCTTTAATAATTGTACTACCTGAAACATATAATGATGAATTTATAGTTAAATTATTATTTATATTAGTTGTCCCTGATACATAAAACAATGATTGTATTGTTAAATTATTTTTAATATTTGTATTTGAAGATATATATAATAATGATAATATTGTTAAATTTGAATTAATAATTGTATTACCATAATTTAAAAGATTATTATTTATATTACAAGTATTATTAACATATGTATTTCCTAAATTATAAAATGATGAATTAATAGTACTATTACTATTAATAGTTGTATTAGAACTAACATATACTAATGATAATACTGTTATATTACCTATTATATTTGTATTATTATTAATATTAATATTTGAGTTTATTGTTGTGGTTCCTAAAATTGAATTATTATTTATAGTTAAATTAGATAGAATAGTTCCATTATATATATTTGAATTATTTGAAATATTTAAATTATTTATATTATATAAATTATTAAAGTTTCCATTAAGTGTAATAGTATTTGAAAATAAAGTTAAATTAGGAACTATTAAATTACTACCTATAGTTAAATTAGAATTTATAGTTACATTTCCAACTATATTAGTATTACCAGAAATATTTAAATTTCCCATTAATGAAATATTATTAATAATAGTATTACTAGAAATATTAATATTATTAGTATTTAAATTTGTACAATAATGATTTTGTAAAATATATAAATTAGAATTAATAGTTAAAAAACTAATTATAGCTAATCCTGATACATTTAAATTTGAATTAATTGATATACTATTATTTATATATGAATTATTTTTAATATATAAATTTGATAAAATGGTAGTAGTATTATTTAATAATAAACTACCTGATAAATTATTTAAATTAGATAAATTAATTAAATTTTTATAAGTATTTTGCAATGATATATCCAATAAACTCATTTATATATTTACTATTAGATTTTTTTCATTTATTATAAGTCATAACAAAAAAATATTTATAAACCACGGTAAATACTATTTACTTCAGCTGCTGTTAATGCTCTATTATAAATTCTAAAATCTTGTACTAACATACTAGGACCATAAGAAACACCTCCTCCTGATGCAAAAGTTAAACTACCAATTCCTGGTGCAATATATCTTTGATTTGTTAAATTAATTAAATTTACATTATTTACATATATTAATAAACCATTATTTGTAGAATCAGGTCCATCAACTTTAGAATAAATAAGTACCATATGAGCCCAAAATGGTGTTGTTACATTAAATATTGAATTTTGTGAAATATTAGGATTTGTTATTCCAAATCCAGATGAACTATTTTGACCTGATTTTATTCCAAAATTACAAGTTGTTGTGGATCTTGAATAGAAATTATATAATGTATTTGCTTTAGAATTTACTGTTAAATTAAATTCTAGACCAATACGTTCATTTAATGTTGTTATTGTATTAACATAAGTAATTTTAAACCAATAACTAAATGAAAATGCAGAATATTGTCCCAAATTTAAACCATAACTTGTATTTAATGATAGTGATGAAAATTTACCACTTCCTGCTTGAGTAAAACTTGCACATCCTGAACTAAATAATTGATCTGTTGTATTACAACTAACAGGATTTGTTGCACTTGGATTAGTAAAAATATAATTATTTATAGAATCAGTTAAAAATGATCCACTTGTTGCTCCAGCTGTACCTGTAAATAACCATTTAGCAATTAAACCATAATCTATTGGATTTATAGTTATATTTCTAGTTATTTGGCCTATTAAATTAGATGTATTAGTTGCAGTATAAGTTAATATATATATATTAGATAATAAAGTAGAAGTATTAGTAATAGTAGTTAATCCAGATATTTGAATTGGTGAACTTATTAAGTTTGATGAATTTCCTGATATATTAAAAGATGTTAAATAAGGTGTCGCAATTGAATCATAATTATCTATTCCATATACTCCTAAATCAACATAATTTGTTGTTCCATATAAATAATTAGAACTTGTTGTAGATGAATTATAAATTATATTACTACCTCCTGATAAATATAATGTAGGATTAGTATTACTTAATACTACAGTTCTTGTTATTTGGCCTGTTATGTTAGATGTATTAGTAGCCATATAAGTTAAAATATATGTTCCTAAATTTAAATTAGTTGTATTAGGAATACTAGTAGCTCCTGTTATTTGTATAGAATAAGTTAATAAATTAGTTGTTCCAGTTATAAATGAAATTAAATATGGTGTAGATGTAGAATATACACCTGGATCAATATAATTAGTTTTATTATAAGTATATATTAAATTAGAGTTTCCTGATAAATATAATACTGGTACTTGACGTATATAATCTAAATATCTATTTATATAACCACTCGTTTCTGAAACATCAGTAGATTTATATGTAATAGTATATAAACCTGCAATTAAATTATTAGTATTATGTATTGTTGTTGGGCCTGATATTAAATATGAATTAGTTAATATATTATTTCCACTAATTGATATAGAAGTTATATAAGGTAAAAGTTGATTATTTTCAATATCATATGCTGTTACTCCTGGATCAATATAATTATTACCATAATAATTAGTAACTGTAGTACCTTCTATTAATATCATAGTTGGAGGAATTTCATTTAATCTAATTTTTATTATACCTCCTGTTCTATAAAATCCCCATAATGGAATTCCATAATTAATAGCTGTTGTATTATCAGGATAATCATATAATGTATTATTAATATTACTTAATATATTTAAATTATTAATAATATTAGTATTATTAGATATATTTAAATTAGATAAAATAGTACTATTATCTAAATTTAAAAATGTATTATTATAATAACAATTGCCATTTATAACTAATGATGAATTACAACTTAAATTATTATTAATTATAGTATTATTAGTTACATATAAATTAGAATTAAGAGTTAATATATTAATTGATGCATTATTATTTATTTTTAATGTAGATAATATTGTAGTATTATTAATTAATAAACAATTATTATTAACATTTAAGGATCCTATTGATAAATTATTAATTTTAAAATTATTTAAAATATTTAGACTAGATAAAATACTAATATTATTATTAAATAAATTATTAGATATAATATTTTTTGTTATAATATTATTAAATACTGAATTATTTAAAATATTTAAATTATTTTGAATAGAAACAGAATTTAATATAGTATTTTGATAAACATTTAAATTAGATAATATACTAGTATAATTAAATAAAACATTATTATTAATATTTAAATTATATGTATTTAAATTTATTAAATTAGTACTATTTAATATATTTAAATTAGATAATATACTAATATTACCATTAATAATTGAATTATTATTTAATAATAAATTATTTTTAACATTAAGATTATTATAAATAATTAAATTTTTATTTATATTTAAATTAGATAATACAGTAGTATTATTTAATGTTGTATTATTAGAAATAGAAATATTAGATAATATTGAAGTTGATTTATTTATATTAGTATTAATATTATTTAAAAAGTTATTAATGGTAATAGAACCATTAATATTAGAATAACTAGAAATATTTAAATTAGATAATATAGTACAATTATTAATAACTGCGATACCAGTTATATATAGGTCAGTATTTATTGTAACAGAATTATTAAATAAACTATAAGAAGTATTATTTGAAATTCCAGATAAACCAAATACATCTTTTTGAATATTTTGTAAATAAGTAATAAATGATTGGGACATTATTATAATAATTAGATATTTAATTATTATAATAATAACTATTTTTATAATATTTTTATTTTTAATTACCTAATTTCATAATTAAAATATTATCATTAGGATTAGAATCATAATTAATTTTTGCTAAATTACTAAATGAATTTATTTGTGGTTCTATTATTAATGCTAAATATACTAAAATACCTACAATTACACTACTAGTTAAAATTAATTGTTTATTATTAGAAAATACTTTTTTAATATTATCAGTGAATGGAATATTTGAATTTTTTAAAAGACATGGTAGTAATAATGATAATGCCATATTTAAAAGTGCTGCTAAAATTGCTACTATAATATAATCCATATATATATATAAATATATAGAAATTAAAAGATAATTTATAATATTTTTTTATATTTTAATTATTAATTTAATTGGCGCATGATCACTACCTAATATATTAGTTAATATAATACTTTTTATAACTTTTTTAATAATTTTATTACTTACTAAAAAATAATCTATCCTCCAACCAATATTTTTATTTCTTGATTTATTCATATAAGACCAATAACTATATTCTATTTTTGTAGGATTTAAATATCTAAATGTATCTATTAAAAAACAATTTTCTAATAATTTATTAAATGAATTTCTTTCCTCTAGTGTAAATCCTGCAGAATGTAAATTTGTTTTTGGATTTTTTAAATCTATTTCTGTATGCGCTACATTCAAATCTCCACATATAATAACTGGTTTATCTATTTGTAATTTTTCTATATAATTTATAAAATTAACATCCCAAATATTAATTCTCCAATTTAATCTATTTAAACCAACGCCTGAATTAGGTGTATACACATTTACTAAATAAAATTTTTTAAATTCAAGAGTTATTACTCTTCCTTCATTATCAATATCATATAATCCTATAAAAGTATTTATTGGTTTATTTTTACTATATATTATAGTGCCACTATATCCTTTTTTTTTTGAAATATTGAAATATTTATATTGATAGTTATCAAAAATATTATTATCTAATTCATCTGATAATTTAGTTTCATTAAAACATAATATATCAGGATCTTCTTCAATTAATAAATTATTAATATATTCAGTTTTAATTAAAGATCTAATACCATTAACATTCCATGATATTATTTTCATTATATAAAAAATATATTAATATTATTTTATATAATTGTTATAAAATAATATTAATATATTAATATTAATGAATTTATATTTAATAGAATATAATAATAATATAATAGGATGCTATGATGATTATGATAATGCAAAATTATTTATTTTTTCATGTTTACAAAATAATATAATGAATAATTCTTTTAAAATTATAACATTTATGAAAAATAGTTGTTATCAAATTAATAAAAAAATTATTGAATTAAATAATATACCAAATATTAATAATATTGAATTAAATAATATACCAAATAGTAATAATATTGAATTAAATAATATACCAAATAGTGAATTAAATAATAATATTGAATTAAATAATAATATTGAATTAAATAATAATATTGAATTAAATGATGAATCAAAATATGAAACTTTTAATAATATACAAATTAATGATAAATTAAATGATACATTAAAATATGAAACTTTTAATAATAAATTATTAGAATTAAATAAATTAACTAATAAAATTAATAGATATAAATATTATAAAGATAGATTTGATGAAACTAAACAAGTTTTTGAAGTTGATTTAAATTTATTCAATAAATTTAAAGAAAATATATTAAATGATAATAAATTTATAATACCTGAATTATTTATAAATAAATATAATATTATGAATAAATTGTATAATAATAATAATTTAAATTGGAAATCATTTTATAATATTTATTATAAAGATAATGATTATTTAAACTATTTAAATATAATTGATGAAGAAGAAAATAACAATGAAAATAATGATAATAATGATAATAATGAAGAATTTGATGAGGAATATGAAATAGATAGTAATTAATATAATTTAATTTCTTAATATTATTAATGTTTAGAAATAATGATTTTAAAAAAATTAATTTTCATATTAATGATATAAAACATAATGCACTAGAAGAATATAAAAATAAATATGAACCTACTTTTAAAGAATCATATAATATATGTAATTATATTATTAATTTTATTAAGAAAAATAAAAAAATAATATATGGTGGATATGCACAAAATTTATTAATTAATAACAAAAATCCTAAAGATACATTTTATAAAGAATTATATGGTATATATTATAATTGGCCAGATATAGCAGATATTGAATTTTATTCACCAGATCCTATATTAGATATTTATAATTTAACTAATGAATTACATAAATTAAATTATAAATATATTGAATGTAAAGAAGGAATACATAAAGGTACATTTAAAATATTTGTTAATTTTATTAATTATTGTGATATTACTTATATGCCAACTTTTATTTATAATAAATTACCTTTTATAAATGTTAAAGATATTAAATGTGTTCATCCTCATTATATGTTAATAGATACATATAGAGTAATAGTAGATCCTTTAACATCATATTTTAGATTAGATAAAAGTATTAATAGATTTCAAATATTAATAAAATATTATCCAATTAATAATACATATAATAAAATAATATCAAATAATAATATTGATAATAATAATATTATTAAATATATAATAAAAAAAATTATTTATAAATCAAAATTAATAGTAATAGGATTATATGGATATAATTACTATATAAAAAAAATTTTAAAAAAAAATATAATTGATGTATCTTATCTAGAATTAATTAGTAATAATATTAATAATGATGCAAAATATATATATAAAAAATTAGTAAATAAATATAAAAATATTAAAATTAAAGAATATTTTCCTTTTTTTGAATACATGGATAGAAGAATTGAATATTATTATAATGATAATTTAATTTTAAAATTATATAGTAATAATTATAGATGTATTATTTATAATTATTCATTAAAAAAATATACATATTTTGGAACTTTTAGTTTGATATATCTTTATTTTTTAATTAATTATTATTATTATTTAATTAATAATAAAAATAATATTGCAAAATTTATATATAAATTATTAGGAAATATGATTTTTGCTAGAGATAAATATTTAAATAAGAAAAATATTACAATAATTGATAAATCACCGTTTCAATATTTTACAGTTAAATGTTTTGGATTAGCTATTGATATACAAAGAGAATATAGATTATCCATAGTAACAAAAGGTAATAAACCAAAATTTAAATATGTACCTCAAAAAAAAATACCAGAATATAATTTTAATAATATTTCTGGAAATCAAATTTTAAATAAAAAATATTTAATTTTATAAAAAAAAAATATCTATATTATATTATATAAATAAAATGGTAAATAATAGTAGATTATCTAAAACACACTCAGGAGAAAAAGAAAAAGGAGAAAAAAAAGGAGAAAAAAAAGGAGAAAAAAAAGGAGAGTTAAAAGGTGGAAAATCAGGACCTGATGATTCCAACATGCCTCCTATGGAAGATGAAATGCCATTAAAAAGTGGAGGAGCAAAAAAGAAAGGTTCCAAAAAAGCTTCTAAAAAAGCTTCTAAAAAAGCTTCTAAAACAACATCAAAAAAAGTATCTAAACCTAAAAAATCATCAAAAAAATCATCTAAAAAAATGTCTATGACTGGAGGTGCCAAAAAAGCTTCTAAAAAAGCATCCAAAAAAGCTTCTAAACCTAAGAAAGTATCCAAAAAAGCATCCAAAAAAGCATCTAAACCTAAGAAAGCATCAAAAAAATCATCTAAAAAAATGTCTATGACTGGAGGTGCTAAAAAAGCTTCCAAAAAAGCATCTAAACCTAAAAAAGCTTCCAAAAAAGTATCTAAACCTAAAAAAGCATCTAAAAAAGCATCTAAAAAAGCATCTAAAAAAGCTTCTAAAAAAATGTCTATGACTGGAGGTGCTAAAAAAAAAGCTTCTAAAAAAATGTCTAATAAACCTGTTTTACCTAAGAAAGTATCAAAAAAAAAGAAATCAAAAAAAAATTCTAAAAAAATGTAATTAATTTACTATAAATCTTTAAAGGTATAAAATAATTATTGTTGTAAAAATAATATTTTATTTTTAATTACATCATCATTACTAATTTTATAATTAGTATTAATTTTAATATATTTTTTTCTTTTATCTGATATATCTCTTAATTCTTGCAATTTATTTTTATTTTTTCTGTAATATACTATTTTATTCCAAGTATTTTCTAATATAGGAATAATACTTTGTAAAAAATCATTATTTTTTTTTATAGCAACATTATGAGCTAAATTTAATTTCCAATATATAATTTTATTAAAACTATATTTTTCATAAATTTCTGGATATAATGTTTGATAATTATTAAAAATATATAATACCCAATTATCATATTCTAATTCAGACATATCTAATCTAGAAGGTACTATATATTTACTTTTCCATTCAATATTATCTTCATCAAAATCAGGTTCAAATTTTTTAGGATAAAATTCAAGTATTATTCCTTTTGTTAATTGTTTATTAATATTTAATAAACAATTATTTTCAGTTTCATAAACATTATTATTTAAACAATTATCATTTAAATAATCATATTTATTTTTATATTCTGATATCTTACATTGCCAAAAATCACAAATATCTAATTCACAACATTCTAATTGTTGTTGTATTTGACAATAATAATAAAAAGGACAAATTTCACCTATAATTTTTCCTTTAGTTATAATATCTCTAGTAACTGGACATTTAATTTCTAACATTATACCTAATCTCTCTGAAAATTTATTATCTAAAGTATATTTTGAACATATTCCATCAGGAGATGCACCTAAATAAATATATTTTTCTGAAGGTAATGCACCAAATTCAAAAACTCTATTATTATAAATATGTTCATAAATAAGAGTTGCTATAGGTTCATATTTTTTACCATGGAAAACATTTACATTATCTCTAAAAGGAAAATTAGGATCACATTTTTTTAAAATGAATGATTCTACTGGTTCATATGGATTTAAATCTATTGCTGCAGCTGTATCTGATGCTGTAATACGATTATATCTATAATCAAACCATTCTTTAGATCGTTGTACTGGTTGTGGTAATAATTTTAATTTATTAAAATGTTTTTCTAATTTTATATATTTTTCTGGAACTAAAATATCATCATATGTATTTTCATATTCTCTAAAACATTTATTACCATTATCAAAAGATATATTACAATCTAATTTATATTCTATTTTAAATAATCTTTCAAAAATATCATCTATTAATTTATAAGTTAATTCTGATTTTTTAAATTTATCAAGTAATTTATTATATATAGTTTGTTTTATTTCTATAATATTATTACAAGTTTCACCATTTTTAATATTTAAATCATTATTTAATAATAATAATGTTTTATTTAAAATTTGAGTAATATTACCAAATGACATTAATTATATATTTAAATAAAGTTTTAAATAAATTAAGTTTCAATATTTTTTAATGAATGATTCCAACATATATTATCTTTGTTTTGATTAATATATTCAGCAGGTCTATTACATTTAATACATTTAATTTTTGTATTAATTTTTATTAAAAAATTAGTATTTAAATTACTATTAACACTATTAATAGTTTTAAATAATATATTTTTTATAATATCATTAAAAATTATCTCTAAATTATTATTAATTATAACTTTATTTTTAATACTATTATTAATAGTATTTATTAATTTATTAATTGATTCTATTAATTTATCCATTATTATATTTTAATATTTAAACATAAATAATATATATTATCAATTTTTATTATTCTCTTTATATAATTCATTAATAATAGTTTTTACACTATTAAGCTTTTTTGCAATTTAAAATCAACATTTGATAAAATAAAAATATTTTTTTGAATAAATTTATAGTAATTTAATATAACTACATATTATAAATATATTATTTATTATTATTATTATTATTATTATTATTATTATTATTATTATATTTTATTTTTGATTCATTATTATTTATAATATTTGTATTATTATATTGTATTTTTGATTCATTATTATTTATAATATTTGTATTATTATATTGTATTTTTGATTCATTATTATTTATAATATTTGTATTAGTAGGTATATTTGATTCATTATTTAATTTATTTTTTTTTTTTATAAATAATAAATTACTATTAGTATTAATACAAAAATTAATTTTATTATTTTTATTATTATTAGTTATTATAGTATCTAAATTTAACCAATAATCGTAATTATCAATCATTTAATAGATTGATTTAATTTAAATTATTTAATATAAATTCAATTTTTATTATAAACAAATATAAAAATTGAATTTAAAAATATATAATTATATATATATAATATTATAATGTTATACATTACATGCCCTACATGTGGTTATTTTTTAGGACCAAAAACTTTAAAATATGAAGAAGAAAAAAAAAAAATTATTAATGATCCAAAATATTCTGATGAAGAAAAAGAAGAATTAATAACTAAAGTATTAATAAATTTAAATATTAAAAGATATTGTTGTAAAATGAGAATGATGTCATATAAAGATATAGTAGATATTATTATACCTATTACTAATAATCAAGAATAATTATTAATTATAATATATTATTAACAACTATACTAAATAAATATAATATATTATAAAAAATTCTATAATATATATATAAAATGAATTTAAATTCCACATTAATAAATATTTATAAAAATGTAGTAGGGTTAGTAGATATTACACAAATATCTAGTGACACTGTTTTTAATTCTAGTTTATCAAGTAATTCATATTTAAATATATCAAATAATAGTTTTTTTAATGGAATGGTAACATTGAGTTCGTCATTAAATGTTTCAGGAACTAGTTTATTATATGGTAATAATACTATAATTTCTTTATTAAATGTATCAGGTAATAGTTTATTAAATAATACTACTATCACATCTAATTTATATATTAATAATAATAGTAATATTAATAATAATTTATTAGTTTCTAATTATTCTATATTAAATAATTCTGTTACATTAACAAATCAATTAAATATTTCCGGTACAACTATAATTAATGGAACATTATATGTTAATAATATTAATTCTATTAATAATAGTACATTAAATATTATTTCACCAAATATTAATATTGGTAATATTAATTCTCAAGTTTTTATTCACGGTACTACTAATTATGTTGCTACTACAAATTTACAAATTATTGATAAATTAATATCATTAAATTTAAATGAATATACATTAAGTGGTATGGATATTGGAAATTTTGCAGGATTTGAAATTTTAGGAATATCAGGAACTGGTTATATTAAAACTAATTTAGATGCTTCTAATTTTAATATTTATACACCTATTAATGGTACTAATAATTATATATTAACTTTTGATAATAATAATAATATGAATATATCTAATACATCTTTATTAAATAATAATGTAACATTATTATCAGCATTAAATGTATCAGGTATAACTTTATTAAAAAATAATCTTACAATATTTTCATCATTAAATGTATTAAATAATACTTTATTTAATAATTCTGTTACAATAGGTACATCATTAAATGTATCTGGTATATCTAATATTAATAATAATGTTACAATTATATCTTCATTAAATGTATCAGGTAACACTATAATTAATGGTAATTTAACAATAAATTCAAATTTAAATGTATCAGGAAATACTTTATTTAATTCAGAAATTACTTGTTTATCATCATTAAATGTATCTGGAAATACTAATATTTTATTTAATACTACTATATTATCTAGTTTAAATGTATCAGGTAACACAAATATATTATCTAATGTTACAATATTATCATCACTAAATGTATCAGGAAATACTAATATTTTAGGTAATTTAAGTTTAAATTCTTCATTAAATATTTCAGGAAATTGTATATTAAATAATACAGTTACTTTAAATTCATCATTAAATGTTAATGGAAATACAAATATTAATTCTACTGTTACTATGAATTCTAATTTAAATTTATTAGGAAATGTAATTGCTAGTTTACCAAATTACATTAATAATATTTCAGCAAAAAATGGTGGTGTTCATGTGTGGGGATGGTATAGATCGGGAGGTATTATTAAAATAAGATTAGATGATACACTTCCTGTTATTACTTTATCAGGCGCTACTACTATTTCATTATCATCTGGTTTACCATATACAGATACTGGTGCATATGCCACTAGTATAAGCGATGGTAGTATTCCAGTTTATTTAACATCTATATTAAGTGGATCAAGTAATATATTATTAGATAATATATTAATAACAGGAATTAGTACATTAATATCCCAAACAAGTATATTATCTGCAGGATCTTTTACAGCAACTTATATAGCAACTGATAGTATTGGTAATTATAATAATGCATATAGATTATTTAATATTATAAATGTAGCTAGCTAGTCCATTAACTCCATTTAGTTCTACTGTAATATCATTTTCAAATAATAGTTCATCATTATATAATTTTACATCAGATAATCTAATTTTAAATGTTGGTGCTAATGTAGTATATGATATATCAATGACACCTAGTAATTCATATTTATCTTCTAAAACTTTTAATTATAATTCATCATGGTGTTTTGTAGTTAAATTTAAAATAACTAATAGTAATTCACCAACTGATATTAGATTTTTAATTGATGTTAGTTCAGCATATTGGTCAGATGGCAGTCAGGGACAAAGTTCTAATCCTCGTCTACAATTACAAAATAATTCAGTACTAACAATATTAAATGGAGGAACTAATAATGCATATGCAGCTACTCTGTATAATACAATGTTAACAAGTATATATTATAATGTATCTTTTAATAGTACAACTAATAATATTAAAATGGAATTTACAAATAATACAGGAACCGTAGTATATACAGAAAATCTTACTTATAATTATATTAATAAATACTTACCTTGGGCTATTTTTGTATATGATTTAGAATTAACATTTTATAAAGGTATTTATTATAATTCAACTGGTTATGTACCATGGTCTACTTATTCTACTTATTTTTAAATAAATTAATTATCATATAATATATTTATTTGTTCACCATCCTTTAGTATTTCTAAGATTTGAGCTTTTCTAATATCACTTCTTTTATTATTATCAAATTTATCAAATACTGATGATAATCCAAAATCAGTTAACCATACTTGTTTATCACAAACACTACTCATACCATCTTTTAATAAAGGAGTATGACCAACATAAATTCTATCAACATTATATATATCTTTTAATGGTTTTAATAATTTACTACATTTTAATATATAATCTTCAAAATGTTTATCAGAATGATCATATTTTATAAGATATTTACTCATATTACCATATTCTCTAGTCCATAAAGGCGATTCTTTATAATTTTTAAATAAATCATTATATTCTTTTTTATATTTTAATATATTTAATAAATATAAAGTCATTATTTGATTTATATTTTTTATACTATATTTATGAGCAATTTTAGGTAAAATACCTGCATGGACAAATAAGTTTGAACCAATTATTAATGCAACTTGTCTAGTACATGCTAAAAATTCACTTAATGGATTACCTTTTTTAAATGCCCAATGTCTAGCAATTGTTCCATCCTCAATTTTATTATCTTTAATACTTTCTATTATACTATCATCATCATCAATAGAAAAATCTTCAGGTATAGAATAATTATCAAATTCTCTAAATCCTTCATATGAAACATATCTCATATCTTGGTCTACATTCATTAACTCATGATTTCCTAATAATGAATAAACAGCTCCATTATGTTCTGTTGCTTGTAAATGTAATTTTGTTAAATAATTTAATATAAATAAATCATTACCTTCATCTGGGTTGGTTGCTTCTTTTTCATAACATGGTATATTACTATTAATATCATATCTGCATCTATCTATTTGATCTCCTACTTGTACTATTATAGTATCATTACCACACCAATCATTATTATCATCAATTACTTTACCAATTTTTAATGTTTTTATTAACATATTAAAATCTCCATGAATATCACCAATTACTAATATTCTATCAACTGCATCTAATATATATGGTTGATTTTCATTACCATATTTTTTACATTTATTATTCCATACTTTATTAAATTGATATATATCTTTAATATATTCTTCATTATCTTTATAATTTATTTTATATTTTAAAATAGAATTATTAATATTATAATTCATATAAATTATAATATTAAAGATTTTAAATTAAAAATATTATAAAAAAATTAATAAGAAGCATAAGTAGGTTCTGAATATCCTGCTACATTACAAGTATCTGAAACCACATCAAAATCAGGTACATTACATGTTGGAGCATTAGTATTATCAATAATGTCTGTATCTTCTGAATTATGTTTATTATCATGTTGATTAATTATAGAATCTTCCATAATATCATATTGATTATTATTAGACTTATTATTAATAGTATTCATAGATGTATAATTATAAGTTAATAATTGAATAGTAATTAAAACACCTATTGATGCTAAAATTGAAACTAAAGGATTTTTCCATGCAGAATAAGATATTAAAAATAAAAATATAAGTTTAAACCATGTATTATCAAATAGTTTACCTATATTAGGAGGTAATTTTGGTGCAGCTAAGGATGCATAAATTACTAATAATAATCCTAATATTGGTGCAATAATATTATTATTAAATAACATATCTAATTTATTTTTACTATAACTATCAATATTAGTTAATGTATCACTAAGATTATTCATATATAATATATTATAAAAAAAATAATTATATTAAATTAAATATTTTTATAATATTATTAAAAAAAAATGAAATTTAAATATATATTAAATATTATTTATATAATTATTAATAATATGACTTTATTATGTAAAGAAGGTTATTTAATTCCAAAAATTGATAAATTTAAAATAATTATTAATAATACTAAAAATGAATTGAATGTAGAACCATTTATTTCATATCCTTTATTAAAAAATAAAAAATCATTGAAATTTAAAGTTTATAATGAAAATGACAACTATTTAATAGTTCCTAAATATTATGGAATTAAACAATTTGGCATTCCTAATATTAATGAAGAAATTATAGGAGGTACTATTAATATTACTTTTAATGGAGAATTACGAAACACACAACAAGAAATTATTAATATAATTATACCACATATTGATAAATATGATGGAGGTGTATTATGTTTACCTTGTGCTGCTGGGAAAACTGTATTATCATTATATTTAATATCATATTATAAAGTAAAAACATTAGTAATAGTTCATAAATCATTTTTATTAGAACAATGGAAAGAAAGAGCTGCCCAATTTACTAATGCTAAAATTGGTATATTAAGATCAAATAAAATAGAAATAGATAATGTTGATATTGTAATAGGTATGTTACAATCAATTTCTAAAAATAAATATGATAAAAATATATTTAAAAATTTTGGTATGGTAATTTTTGATGAAGCACATCATGCACCTTCACAATATTTTTCAAAAGCATTACCATTAATAGCATGTAAAAAAACAATTGGATTAAGTGCAACTCCAAAAAGAAATGATAAATTAGAAAAAGTATTATATTGGTTTTTTGGTGATATTATGTATAAAATTGAAAATAAAAAAAATAATAATGTTATAGTAAATATTATAAATTATAATATTCAACATGAAAAATTTAAAGAACTTAAAATGTATACTGGCGATATTAATAGACCTGGTACAATTAATAAAATTATAACTATAGGTAGAAGAAATAAATTTATAATAAATATTATAGAAAATATTCTTATTAATTATAATATTAATAATAAACGTAAAATAATTATATTATCAGATAGAATTGAACATCTTAAATTATTAAAAAATAGATTAGATGATAAAAATATAACAACAACAGATTATTATATTGGAGGTATGAAACAAAATGCATTAAATAATGCTGAAAAAGCACAAGTATTATTTGCATCATATAGTATGGCATCAGAAGCACTAGATATACCAGATTTAAATACACTAATAATGGTAACGCCAAGAAAAGAAGTTGAACAATCAGTAGGACGAATATTGAGAAAATATGATCCTGATATTAAACCTATTATTTATGATATAGTTGATCAATTACCATCATTTATTAATCAAGCAAAAATTAGAAAAAAATTATATATTAATATGGGATTTAATATTAATAATATTAATGTTAATAATAATATTATCAATGACGTTAATAATATAAATGATATTGATAATAATAATAATAATGATAATTACATTGATGATAATAATGATAATGATGATAATAATGATAATGATAATAATAATGACATTGATGATAATAATGACATTGATGATAATGATGGATTTATTGATTAAATTTTATAAATATAATTATTATATTTATAAAAAATAATTTATTAATAAATAAATCACAATATTCTAATTGTATTATAATTTATTAATAAATAAATCACAATATTCTAATTGTATTTTAGAACAATAATAATTAATATCTGATAATATTGATATATTTAATACTTCGTTTCTTTTTTTTAGTAAATTAATTAAATTAATAGTAGTAATACCTTTAAGATAATTGTATATATTATTTAATGTTAAGTTATTAATATAAGTTTTACTATTTTTATTTATTGAAAATCCATAATAATAAATATTTTTTAAATCATATAATATATTTTTATATTCATAAGGTAATAATTTTATTATATTTTTATCATTATTATTTTTTTTAAAAATTACTAAAAGTTCTGATGTTAATACTTTAAATAAACTATTTATTACTTCTAATATATTAAATGAATTAATTAAACTAAAAATAGGATTATATTTTATATATTTTGATAATTCATCATTTTGATATAAATATAATAATCCATTATATAAATTATTATTATATTCTATAGCATTATGATATTGATAATTTTTATATTGTAATTTATAAATATTAAATTTATTATAATTGTAATTCCAAGATTTTATTATAATACCTTCTTTATTAGTTTTTAAATTATAATTAGATTTATAATTATCATTAATCATTTTTTCAAAAAAATCATAATTATAAAAAGTATTAATAAATATATTTTTATTTATAAAATTTAAATTTATATTAGTTAAATCTAACTCATTTAATAATGAATCTTTTATTGATGATAAACATAAATATTTATAATTTTCTCCAAATCTATATTTATAATCAATTATATTTTTATTTAAATAATGAATTAAAATAAAATAATAAGTTTTATTAATATCTAAATTATCAGTAAATGATTTAATATTTGAATAACCTGAATTAATAATTACATCTTCAAATAAATCATAATATGATTTATTATTATATAATGATTTTTTACTATCAATACATTTTCTAGATGATATATACCATTTGTTATTATGATAATAAACTGATAATAGTGTTCCTTCATAACATTCAGAAATAATACTATTATTATGTATAAATATATCATTGCTTGAATTTATAATAGATATATCATTAGTATATGCAATTATTTTCATATTATTTTTATTTATTATTATTGATCTACATTCTTTACATAAATTATTTTTAATATTAGTATCAAAATTATTATATATTAATAATAAATCATCTTCTTCCTTACAATAAATATTATTTTTATATAAAAATAATTTAAAATTATCAATATTATTTTTATAATAATCTATTATTGATTCAATTAATAAATAAGGTTTATTCATTTAATAATAAATATTAAATATATCTTTATATATTTACTCTATATTAAAACAATTAATACTGTAGTTTTTAATTATTTATTATAAATTTATTTTATTGTATATTAATATATTTATAGATATATTATTATACATATAATTATGGATATTAAACTAGATTGTAAATGGATTATTTGGTATCATAATAATAAAGATGATTGGTCTATTAATGGATATAATAAAATATATGAAATATCTTCTATTTATGATTTCTGGAAACTATATAATAATTGGGATAAAATAGGAGGTATTAATAATAGACACTATTTTTTAATGAAAGAAAATGTTAATCCTATTTGGGAAGATCCTATTAATATTAATGGTGGTTGTTGGTCATTTAAAAATTTAGAAAATCAATCAAAAGAATTATGGGAAAATTTATCAGTTTATTTAGTAACTAATAATTTATGTCCAACTATACCTAATGATATAGTTGGATTATCAATATCTCAAAAAAAAAATAATAATATAATTATTAAAATTTGGAATACTAATGCTAATATGAATAGTTTAAAATTAATAAATGAAAATATTTTAAATAAATGGGGTACTAATATTATATATATTGCTCATATACCAACTAAATAAATTATATTTTATTAATTAATAAAAAATTATATTTCACATAACATAAATATAAAAATAAATATATATAATAATATAAATAATATTATACAATAAAATTCATTATTATTATTATTATCATTATCATTATTATTATTATTATTATTATTATTAGTATTATTATTAGTATTATCATCATCTGATTCATTTAAAACTATATTATTATAATATATTTTTTTATAATTAAACCATTTATCAATACATGGTTTATGAAAATAATGCCCACAATTTAATTTACATATATTATTATTAGTATCATCTGAACAAATTGAACAATTAAATAATAATATAGTAGTATTATTTAAGTCTGTAGATCCTATATGAATATTTCTACATAATGGACATGACTTATAATTCATTATTATATTATAAATTTGATTTTAAATTAATTAGTTTTCAATTATTAAAATTTAATTTATAATTATAAATCCAAATACATTATTAATTTTTATAATTATAATATTAATAAATATTATAATATAAATTATTTTTTTAATAAACAAAAAAATAATTATATATATTAATGTAAATAATATTATATAGTACAATTCATTATTATACTCTTCATATAATTCTTCATCTAATTGATTTACAATTATATTATTATAATCTACTTTTTTATAATTAAACCATTTATCAATACATGATTTATGAAAATAATGACCGCATTTTAATTTACATATATCATTATTAGTATCATCGTAACAAATTGAACAATTAAATAATAATATATTATTATTATTTAATTCTGTAGATCCTATATGAATATTTCTACATAACGGACATGATTTATAATTTAAATTTATCATTATATTATAAAAATAATTTTAATTTTAAATTAATTAGTTTGAAATAATTATTAATTATAATATATATAATAATAATGAATAACTATTATGAATTATTTAATCTAAACTATAATTGTAAACCTAAAGATATTATTAATTCTTATAATAATAATATTAATAAATATTGTAATATAAAATATTTTTCTAATGAAGATATTGCTAATATTAAAAAAATAAAAACAGGATTATATATATTATTAGATAATAAATTAAAAAAAAAATATGATAATTTATTATTTAGTAATAAAGAATTTAAAACTAATCAAGATGATAAATGTATTAATAATAATATATTATCAGCTAATGATGAATTAGATATTAATTTAGATATATTATTTTCAAATAATAATAATAATAATATTAATAATAATAATAATAATAATAATAATAATAATAATAATAATAATAATAAATTTAAAAATAATAATATAAAAAAAAAAAAATTAAAATTTAATATAGAATTTATTAATAATCGTATATTTCAAGAAATACATGATAATAATAAAGCAAATAAATCAAACCAATTTAAGGATTCATATATTATACCAAAACAATGTAGAAAAAATGATAATTTTTAAATTAATAAATTTAATATTTTTATTAATCTTGTAAATTCAATATTATTATTTTTAAATAAGTGTTTTAGATCATATTATATTCTACCAAATATAAACTCATTAATTATAGTTGTTAATTTATTTATTAATATTTTTTATAGTATCTGCATTTATTTTTATTTTAATATATTTTTTCTAATAGTTGAATTATATAGTGATATTTTATCAGTACTAATTAATAATATTCTTTTTGTTATTATTTTCATTATTTCTAATATATTATTTGTTTTAAAAGGATTAAATAAGGTAAATTTATTCAAATAATTTTTAATTAAATATGAAAAATATGTACAATCATAGCAATGATCAAAATAATTATTATTTTGAATAATTGATTTTTTATAATAAGATGGTCTTAATATTCTATTAAAATATATAAATTTTCCTTCATATTCTTCAGTATTATAAGTATATTCTTCTAATTCTGTACTCAATAATATTCTAGATTCAGTTGAAGATCCAGGAGCATATGGTTGTGTATATATAGTACCTTTATAATATTTATATAAATTATTACCATCATAAGCACATCTAAATTTTAAATAACTAAATTCAGGTTTAATAATTTTATGCCATTTAATATTAGAATCATTATCTCCTAATATAGCATTATCATCAGTTGATAATCTAATATCTGAAAAAAATAATAATTTAAAATTTCTATTTTTAAATTTTTCATAATATTCTTCAGCTAATTCATCTGTAAAATATTCATTTCTAATTTCAATAATTTGTTTATGATTATTTAATTTATATTTTATTTTTGGTAAAATTTCAATTGGATCTATTAAATACCATCTTGTATTTGGAAACATATCACATAATATTAATAAATTTATATTTCCACGACCTGATCCTGGATAAATTATATGAACTTCTTTATCATCAGGTTTTATAATTTTTGTTAAAAAAATTAATGTAACTAAAAACATTTTTAATTGTCCCCAATGAACAACTGATTTTGGTTTAGGTGCTGTAAATTCATAATTAACTAAATATGGAATATCATCTAATTTATAATAAAATTGTGTATTATAAAAATTTTTAATAATTTTAAATTTATCTATATTTGATTCAATACTATTATCTAATTTATCTAAATTTCTAGTTACAACATAATCATATACATATCCATTAATACATTCATTTTTATTTTTACAAGTTTCATTATCATCAGTATTATTTTTAAATTTTGAATTAAATAACTTAATATTATTATTTTTTATTAAATAATTTGTACAACTAGTACAATTAAGTACATTAGACATATTACAAAAAAATTCTATACAATGTGGATTAGTATATGCAAGTTTTCTTTGATTATTATCTAATTTACATATTCCTAAATAAAATTCTTCTTTTTGATTATTATCTTGATTACTATCAAAAGATCTATACATTCTTTATTATATTAATATACATTATTTAATTAATTAATTTATTATTTATAAAATATAAATTATTTTTTTTTAATAATTCTTCAAATTTATTTAAATTAAAATTTAATAAATTATTTTTTATAATAAATATATATGTATTGCATGCATTTATATATTTTAATTTTGAAAAATTATAATATGGAAACTTATTTTTACAAAAAATATATTCTTTATAAAAATATTTAGATTCTTCTAATATTTCTTTACATTTATATGATGAATAATTATTAATTTCTGTATTACAAATTTTACTAATACTAACTGATGTTTTTTTATCCCAAACAGGAACGGTTACAATAAATCCTAATGGTTTATTAGTATTATTTAAAAAATTTATTAATTTTAAAGACATATTTGTCATTAATTCTTCATCATATGGAGGATTTGCAATATATAATCCTGATACAATATTAATATTATAAAAATTACCTAATGAACCAAAATATTTTTCTAAATCAAAAAATAATGAACAATAATTATTAAAAAATCTATTAATACTTGAACCAAATAATTCTATATTTACACCATAATTTATTAACAAATCATTTTTAAATGGAATACTTATTGCTAATTGTTGATTATCTGCATCTAAATAACTATATCTATATAATAAACAAAATATAATTACATATTTATATTGTTTATCATTGGAATTTATATTATCTAATTTATTATAAAATTTATTTAATTTATCTAATATTGGTTGTGTATAATTTATTTTATATTTATTTTTATATATTATATTATTATCAACAATATTTATTTTAATACTTTTATTATAATTAATATTATTATAAATTCTATCAAATTTTATTAATTTTCTATTAATAAATTTTTCTACTGATAATTCTTTTATTATCTGTTTTCCATCCATATTATAATTATTTAAATCTATTATTAATTGTGTATAATCATATTTTTCTTTTATGGGTAATACAGGATCAATATTAGAGGTGTTTCTCCAACAAAATCTAGTAATAAAATCTATACTTTTATAATTTTTAAAATTACTATTATATTTTAAACATATTTTATAAAATTTTGTAAATAATCTATCTAATATTTTTTTTCTTAATATTTCTAATTTTGGATGTATTTTATTATATTTATAAGTAATATTATTAATATTATATTCATAATTATACATTATTTATTATATATATCTATATTTAATATATTTATAATAAAAATTGATTTATTATAATATAAAGAATACTTTAAAATGTTACATTTATTATCAATATCTATTATTTTATCAAATAATGAGTACTATTATCGATACCGATAAAATTATTAAAAATTATGCTAAATATACCTTTTATAAAAAAATTATACTTCAAAATCAAATTAATGATATTCTAGAAGATAATACTAATAAAATAATTAATGATATTATTTTATTTTTTAATAATAATATTAATAATAAATTATCTCAAAATATAATAATTAATAATTTAGCAAGTTATAATATTATAGATAATTTATTAGAAGAATATAAACATAATAAAACTATTAAAAATATAGAAAATATAATAGGTTATTATATAATTATTAAAAATGATTTAAATTTAGCTTTTAAATATATTAATGAAGAAAAAATAGATATTGAAAATAATAAATATATATTATTTTTATTATCTTATTATTATATGTTTATAAATAAAAATTATAATAAAATGATTAAATATGGTCTAAAATCAATAAAAAAAGGTACATTAAAAATTTGTTATTATTTAGGTTATTATTTTTATTCAAAAAATATTAAAACATCTATTTATTTTTTAAATAAAAATATAAATTGCGTACATTGTTTATATTTTCTTATTAAAATTTATAATAAAATAAATAATATTGAATTATCAAATAAATATACATTTTTATTATTAAATAATAAGAATTTTAATAATATGGAAGAATTAGCTGATGAATTAAATAAAAAAAAAATTAATAATATTTTAATGATTAAAATATATGAAAAATTAATTTTAACACATAATTCAGTTACAGCATTAATTAAATTAATTAATTATTATTATAATATTAAAGATTATAATAATATGATTTTAATTTGTGAAAAAAATATTAATGAATTTAGTAAAATTTGTATTTCCATATTAATGAATTATTATTATGAAAATAATGATGAAGTAAATTTACTTAAATATTTTGTTATTGATTATAATAATAATAATAATCAAAATATGTATATTATTATTAAATATTATTTAAAACATAACAATTTAATAAATTTAAAAAAATATATTAAATTAGCATTTTCAAAACAAGATGTATTATCTTGTTTTGAAATTGCACAATATTTTATTCAAATATTAGATTTTAATAATGCTATTAATTATTTAATAGTTGGTGCAAATAAAAATCATTTAGATTCTATTATTAGATTAGTATTATTTAATTATAATTTTAATTTTGATATTAATATATTGATAAATGCTGCAAATAATAATAACTTAGATGCAATTATTGCATTATATAAATTATTTAAAAATACAAATAATAATGAATCTAATAAATATTTATCAATGGCTTATAAATTAAATTCTGATATTAATGAATTATATATTGAAAAAAATAATTTAATTCTTGAATCACATATTAATATTAATAATAATATAATTATTAGACCAATATTATTTAAAAATATTAATACTCACACATTTTTAGAAATTTTAGAAGAAAATTATTATAAAATAGAATTATTAATTAAAGAAGATATAGATAATGAATTAGCTTGTCCAGAATTAATCCAACATTTTAAAAATAATGATAAAATTAAAATATCATTAATTGATGAACTATGTAATAATTATAAAAATGATATTATAAATTATAGTTTAAATATATGTGAAAAAATAATGTTAAAAAAAAATATACAATTATTAGTTACTGATAATATTTTTAATAATTATTTAATAACTACTATAGAAAATTTATTTTTAAAATCAAAAGTTAATATATTAAATGAATATATAAAATAAATTTTAAATTATTTTATATCAATATTTATTCTAAAAATTTTTGGTATAAATAATACTTTAATTTTATTTTCTTTATAATTTAAAAATATTTTTTCATTAAATATTAATTTAATATATTTATTTTTTATTGATTCATAAATATGTATATTTATATAAATTTTATATTTTTCTATTAATGAATCTAAAAATTTTTCAATTATATTTTTTAAATTTATATGAAATAATTTTAATTCTATTTTACATTTTCTTTCATTATTTATATTACAATATTCTATTGAAGATATTATATTTTGTTTCCATTTTATTAATTCTGAATTATTTATTACATTATTTTCTATTTGATCATTTAGTTTACAAATAATACATAGTAAAAGTTGATATTTTAATTCAATTATATCTGAAGATAATATATTTGAATTATTATCTTTATTAAATAAATCTAATTCATTATCATTAGATATATCATTAGATATATTATTAGATTTATTATCAAATAATGATATTAAATTATCATCAGATATATTATTAGATTTATTATTAGATTTATTATTAGATTTATTATTAAATAATAATTCTACTTCTAAATATTCATTATTATCATTAGGTTTTTTTATACTTTTTTTATTATTTTTTTTATTACTTTTTTTATTTTTAGATATAGTTGTATTTATTATATTATTTGTATTTATTATATTATTTGTATTTATTATATTATTTGTATTTATTATATTATTTGTATTAATTTTATCATTATATTTTTTTAATTCATAAATACTAATATCATTATCATAACATAAATTATTACAACTTACTACTTTTCTTAATTTTTTAAATTTTATTTTAATATTATCATCTTCATGATAATCAATAAATGTATTTTTAATATAAAATCCTTGATCTTTCATAAAAGAATTTAACATTTTAATATTATTTAAATTATATAAATAATTTAAATAATAATCAATTTTTTATTTTATAATTATTAATTATAATCAATAATATATTTTATTTCAATAGGTAATTCTAATGGTAAAAAATCATGATATTTTAATACTAAAACATCAATTATTTCTAAAATATAATATTTATTAGACATAATATTATCTATATTTTTAAATATATCATTGTTTATATTTAATATACTTTTTTTTCTAAAATCATTGAAAATTGTATTTATATGATCTTCTATTAATTTTTTAATTAATTTTATTTTTCTATTTTTATTTTTATATATAATATCTACAGTATTATATATACTATTTTTAAACTGTAAAATCTTATTATTAAAGTCTACAAATAATTTATTAGTAATAATATATTCACATTTTAATATTAAATTAGTATGAATATATATTTTATCAAATGGTAATGATTCTGCATATGAAGCTACTTCTAATTTATTTAAATAATCTAAATCTGTTATATGTTCTTGAGGTTTTTTTTCTAATTTTTTTTTATTTAATTTCTTATTTTTTGAATTAGTTATTTTAATATTATTATTTTCACTATTAGTTATTTCAATATTATTAATTTCACTATTAGTTATTTCAATATTATCATTTTCATTATTAGTTAATTTAATATTATCATTTTCACTATTAGTTAATTTAATATTATCATTTTCAATATTAGTTATTTCAATATTATCATTATTAATAATATTATAATTTAATAAATCACTGTCACTTTTTATTTTTCTTAATTTATTATCTAAATTAAAATTATCTTTATAATTTAAAAATGTATTTTTAACACATAAATCGTTATATAATGCCATTATAATTTTTTTTATGATAAAAAAAATTATATAATAATATGAATAATAATATTAAATTTATACTATAAATAAAATATAAAATCAATTTTTTTAATATTAGTTAGAGTAATAATATTCTAACTAATATGGTACATGTGGCAGGATTCGAACCTGCGAAGCTTACGCATGGGATCTTGAGTCCCACCCCTTTGACCGCTCGGGAACACATGCATTAAGTGGGCGTGACAGGATTTGAACCTGCGACTTCTGCGTTATAAGCACAGCACTCTAACCAGACTGAGTTACACGCCCAAAATTTTACTATTAAAATAGTAAATAATAAAAAAAATAAATATGGTGGTTCTTAACCATTATTTTAAATTAAATATTTATAATTAATATAAAATAATCATATTCAAAAGGTGGGCGTGACAGGATTTGAACCTGCGACTTCTGCGTTATAAGCACAGCACTCTAACCAGACTGAGTTACACGCCCAAATTTCCTAATTATTCTATATAAAATAATTGGAATATAATATATATATATGATTAATATATTATATTAATATATCTTTAAATCATTTTTAAATAAATTTAATTTAAGAAAAATAATAATATATTATATATAATGTATAAATAGTCAGCATTATTAAATTAATAATTTTTTATTTTTTTAAATTATTTTTTTTTAAATTTAATTTAAAAAAAATTATATATATTATATATATAATGTATAAATATTCAGCATTAATAAATTCAAAAATATTAAAACAAAATATTAATAATATTAAATCAGATAAAAATATAGATAATAATTTAAATAATAATGAATTAGATAATAATTTAAATAATAATAATTTAGATAATAAATTATATAATGAATTAACTAATAATGAATTAGATAATAATTTAGATAATAATTTAGATAATAATCTATATAGTAATTTAGATAATAATTTAGATAATAATTTAGATAATAATTTAGATAATAATTTAGATAATAATTTAGATAATAATTTAGATAATAATTTAGATAATAATTTAGATAATAGTTTAAATAATGAATTAGATAATAATTTAGATAATAATAATTTAGATAATAGTTTAAATAATGAATTAGATAATAATTTAGATAATAGTTTAAATAATGAATTAGATAATAATTTAGATAATAATTTAGATAATAGTTTAAATAATGAATTAGATAATAATTTAGATAATAATAATTTAGATAATAGTTTAAATAATGAATTAGATAATAATGAATTAACTAATAATGAATTAGATAATAATGAATTAACTATTAATTTAGATAATGACTTAGATAATAATAATTTAGATAATAATTCATTTACATCAGAATCTTCAAATTAATAAATTATAAAAATAACATTTTTATTTTTATAATTTAATTATAAAAAAATATATAATTCAATTTTATATATTTTTTTAAAAATTAATTTAAATATTTAGAATTAATTTTTAAAAAAATATATATATATATATATATATATATATATGAGTGTAGAGTCATTAGCTTTTGCATTAACTAATCAAATATCAACAGTTCGTTCTAGTACAGCACCTACTAATTTAAATGGTACAAATTTAAATTTACAAACATATACTTTTCTTCCAGAGGCAGAAATAAATACTTCTGATTTAGGAGTTATTGGTAAATCAAATATATATACAGATATAACTTTTACTAATGGTAGTAGTTTACCAAGTATTTTATCATCTTCTAATATAATTACTGGAGTTTATCTTTTTACTCAAGCAGTAACAAATGATAATTATATATTTAGTGTAATACGAATACCTGGTATTTCACCTAGTAGTCCAACTTTTAGTGTAGGCTCAATGCTAGTGTCAGGAATGTATTCATCTGTGATATTTACACACCCAAATGATCCTAAATTATATGGTGGTAATGTTATTTCAAATAAATTAACTTATTATACTAATACTAATTTATCTAATATAGTTGAATTAAGTATGAGTGTGTCAGGAAGTAATGTAAATACTATTTATAAATTTTCACTTTTTAATAATATATTAACTCCTGTTAATACTTCATATTATTTAACTAATACACATTATTATAATGATGGTAAATCACATAAGTTATCACCTGGACAATTATTTTTTTGTGATGATGTTCCTAATATTTTAAGAATAGTAAACACTTCTAATGCATTTAAAACCATTTAAAACAATTACATTAACTTAATTTTATAATTATTTATTAATTTATTTATATTTATAATAAATTAAATCTAATATTTTATATTTATTATTAATAATTTGTTTTCCTGAATTATCTACTTTATCTTCTAATAAATATGCAGGTGTATTAAAAGTATCTAAAATTTTTGATAAATATATTATTTTATTAATTTCATCTAATGTTATATTACCTCTATATTCTTCAGATTTCATAGTATATATAATACATTTATCTATTAGTTTATTAATTAATTTACCACATATATCTTTTTCTCCATATGATGATGTATATAAAAAATAAAGATTATGATTTAAAAATATTAAATCAGTTTTTTCATAATTATCATCATCAAAAAATATTTTTGCATAATCATCTAAATTACCAGCAACTCTAGTTTCTTCCCATTTATCACCATCCCATATAACAGTTTTTGTATAAACCCTATCATATAATATATTTTTTATATCATTTTTAGTAATTGAACAGAAACTTAATGAATCAGATAAACTAGGTATATGAGTTTTAAAAATTATTGCATTGGAATAAATTTTAAAATTATTAATATTATATAAATTTGCTATTTGATTTTCATTTTCTGGAATACAATATTCCTTATTATCTAAAAAATCAATATACATCATTTCATATAAATAATAAGGTTCATCTCCTACAATAGTTGTATTTACTTTTATTTTACTAATATCAAATTGATTAATTTCTAAATATTTTTCAATAATGTTCATAAAAATATCATTATTATTATTAATAATTTCATATAAATTAAGATTAGTTATTTTTTCTGCATAATTTTCATCTAACCATGATATTTCAGATATTGATCCTTTTTTAATAACTATACAATCAAAATTATTATCCATTATATATAAATAAAATATATAAATTATTATTTATATATGTTATAAATAATAATTTATATATTTTATATATATAATATGTACAAAGTAACTAATAGAAATACTAATACTTATTTAAGATATGATAGTATTGAATCTAATATTTTAAAAAATAAATTATATAATATTTATAATAATAATATTATAATATCTAATTCTGGATTACATGCAAATAGTATAGCAATTAATACTTTAATAAATTTATATAATAATAAAAATATTAATATTATATATCCTAATGAATTATATTTTGAAAATATTAATTTAATAAAATATTTTAATAAATATTATAATTGTAATTTAATTAGTTTTAATATTAATGATGATAGTAATATTATTGATATAATTAATAATGTATATTTAGATAATAATATAATATTTATAGAAAGTTGTATAAATCCATTTGGATATATATTTAATTTTGATTTAATAAAAATTATAAAAGAAATTAGTAAAAATATATATATTATTTGTGATAATACATGGTTATCTAATATTATTTTTAATCCATTAAATTTAGATATTGATATTGTAACCTTATCATTAACAAAACATTATTCAGGAAATAATGGAATATCAGGAGCAGTAATAATAAAAAATATAGATATATATAATATAAGTAATGATTATTGTATTATACATGGTATTCATAATAGTCCATTAAATATAGATATAATTAATAATTATATTGATAATATGAAAGATAGATTAATTAATTCATCAAATTTATGTAAATTTATTTTAAATTATTTAATTAATAAAGATATAATATGTATTCATCCTTATTTAGATAATCATATATCTAATAAAATTTATTTAAAATATTTTAATAATAATATTTGTCCAAGTACATTTTTAATAGAAACACAAAAAAATAATAATGAATTATTATTAATATTTAATAAATTAAAATTATTATTAGTATCAGTATCATTTGGTTCAGAAATAACTAAAATTGATAAAAATATTTATACATTAAATAATAAATGTTATTTAAGATTATCTATTGGTTATGATGATAATATTAATAATTTAATATTACAAATTGATGAATTAATTAATTATATAAAATAATTTAAAAAGTTACTATTATTATTAATTATGAATTCATTTGATTTAACTACTAATAATCCTTTTAATAATATAACTACAAATACAAATAATATTTTAATTGAACAAAATAGTATTACAATTTGGAAAGAAACATTAAAAAGAAAAAATAATACTTTTATTTCTGGATGGAATATTTCAGAAGATGAATTAAAAAATCATCTTAAATATATAAAAAAAAAAATTGGATGTAATGGTACTATAAAAAAAATAAAAAAATCTATTAATTTAATAAATGAAAATAATAATTCAGATACAGATTCTGATTCTGATTCAGATACTGATTCTGAATCTAATTCTTTAAAAAATAAAGAATTAGATAAAAAATCTGATAAATTAAAAAACAATTCTTTAAATACTAAAATATTACAATTACAAGGAGATCATATAAATTATATGAAAAATTATTTAATTGATTTAGGTATTAATAAAGAAAATATAGTAATTAAAGGATGATTTTTTTTTATATTACTAAGATTATAAAAAAAATTGTTTTATAATCTTAATAATAGTATAATATTATATATTAATGAATTATATTTTAAATGATCCATCTAATGAACAATTAGATATAATTAATAATTTATATAATAATAATATTATAGTAGATTCTGTTGCGGGTTGTGGAAAAACTACAACTAATTTACATATAGCAAAATTTTATAATGATAAAAATATATTATTATTAACATATAATAGAAGATTAAAAATAGAAACTCAATTTAAAGTGAAATTATTAGAAATAAAAAATTTAGATGTTTTTAGTTATCATTCATTTTGTGTAAAATATTATTATAATAAATGTTATACTGATGATGGTATATTATATATTATAAAAAATAATATTAAAATAAATAAAAATATAAATTATGATTTAATAATATTAGATGAAGCTCAAGATATATGTCCTTTATATTATGAATTAGTTTTAAAAATAATTAGTGAAAATAATATAAAACCTAATATCTGTATATTAGGTGATATTTATCAAAGTATATATGATTTTAATAAAGCAGATAATAGATATATTTTATATGCTGATAAATTATTTAATATTAATAATAATTTATGGAAAAATATAAAATTATCATATAGTTTTAGAATGACAAATCAAATAGCTGATTTTATTAATATATGTATACTAAATAAAAATAGAATAAAATGTTTAAAAGATGGTACCAAACCAAGATATATAATATGTGATACATTTGGAGATAAACATGGAACTTCATCTAGATGTTATGATGAAATTATATATTATTTAAATAATGGATATTTATATGAAGATATATTTATATTAGCGCCTAGTATTAAAAGTGAACAATCTCCTATAAGACAATTAGCAAATAAAATTTCTAATAATAAAATACCAATATATGTTCCTAACTCAGATGAAGATAAGATAGATGAAGATATAATAAAAAATAAAATAGTATTTTCAACTTTTCATCAAACTAAAGGTTTAGAAAGAAAAGTAGTAGTAATATTTAATATAGATGATTCATATTTTAAATATTATAAACAAAATGTAAATGAATATATATGTCCTAATGAAATTTATGTAGCATTAACTAGAGCACAAGAAAAAATAACTTGTTTTCATCATTATAAAAATAATTATATGCAATTTATAAAACATGATTTATTAAAATATTATTGTTATTTTGAACAAAATGATAAATTATATAATAATAATTATATTAATAAATCTAAAAAAAATATTAAAACACCTATTACTGGAATAATAAAACATTTACCAATAGATGTAATTAATACTTCATTAGAATTTATAAATTATAATATTATAAATGAATCATCTACTTTTATTGATATTCCAATTAAAACACAACAAAAAAACTTATTTGAAAATGTTTCTGATATAACTGGTTTAGCTATTCCTGCATACTTTGAATATATTAATTCTAAACATATGGAAATATATAATAAATTATTATTATTAAATAATGATTATATAACAGTAGCCAATAATAGTGATAATAGTGACAATGATGATAATATAGATACATTTATAGATAGTGATAATGAAAATATTAATAATAATAAAATAATAATCTATGATATTAAAAAAATAAATTTAGATAATATTAAACCAAATGAATTATTATATATAGCTAATAGATGGAATTCATATACATCTGGATATATTTATAAAATTAATCAAATTAATGATTATAATTGGTTATCACAAGATAATTTAAATTTATCTATAGATAGATTAAAAAAATATATATCAATTGATGCTATATATGAAGTAAAATTTGAATCTGAACATAAAAAAGAACTAAGTAACAGAAAATTAATTGGATTTATTGATTGTATTGATAAAAATACTATTTGGGAATTTAAATGTTGTAAAAAAATAGAAAAAGAACATATATTACAATTAGCATGTTATATGTATTTATTTTCAGAATATATAGATAAGCAAAATATTATTAATAATGATAAAGTAGAAAAATTAATAACTAAAATTAATAATGATATTAAAAAATGTAAAACAGATAAAAAAATAAATGAAAAAAAATTAGAAATTGAAAATATAATAAATAATAATATTACTGATAAATTAGAAAATTATAAATTTAAAATATTTAATATTTTTAATGAAGAAATTATTGAAATAAATTCAACTAAAACTAATTTAGAAAATATGATTGAATATTTAATTAATAAAAAATTTTATAATTCTAAAAAAAATATTGATGTAGAATTTTTAGAATTTAATAAAAATATTTTTAATAATATTTTTAAATTATAAATATACTAAAATTATTTTAAATTTATTTTTGATAATTGATTTTCTAAATGTTGCTGATTTGATAAATATAATGATACTCGTTCCTCTAAAAATTTTTTTCTTGCATCATATTCCTTAGTCCATTTAATAATTTCAGTTTGTAGAGTTGTTAATAATTCTGTTGTATTATTAAATGCAATTCTTAATTTATTATTAAATGGAGTAGAATATATAATACTAAATTCAGGTAAATTTATTATGTTATCTAAATGATATTCAATCATTTTATATTGTTTTAGTAGTGTAGCTATTGTTTCATCTATATTTATATCTATTAAATTAGTTGTTTCTCTTTTTTTTTCTAATATTGAAATAGTATATTCATATGCACGATTAATTTTATCTAGCTTTTGTTTTATTTTATTTTGCATTTCTTTTTTTTTCATAGTATCTATAAATAATTGTGATTGTATATCTGGATTTTCAGATATTATAATATTAAGTTGTTCATAAAATTCATTATTATTTATTATACAATTATTATTATATTTTATACAATTTATATTTTCGTTACACATTGGACATATTATTTTTGAAAAAGTTTTTTTTTTTGATGCAACTAAATAATCAACCATACATTTCATATGAAATACATGATTACATGGTTTTAATGTACATAATGATTTAATATCATTAATATCATCTATACAAATACTACAATGCTTAGCTGTATCGCTAAAATCTTTTGAAAATACACATAAATCACTAGTGCAATTATTATTACCACCTTTGATTTTTTTATTATATTTAATCATAGTTATATATATATATATATATATATATAATTTTTTTTAAATTTTTATTTATAATTAAAATTTTTTTGATGCATAATATCATTAACTAATTCGTTATTTTCAAGAGTATTAATAAAATCATCATTAATATAATATTTTGAATTTGATAATACTAATTTATTATCAGAATAATGACATTGAGAAGGCATAATACTGTTATCTAAGTTTTTATGAGGGTGTGGTACATAAGAAAATATATGTTCATCTTTTAATTCAACATTAGTAATATCAATATATGGACCAATTAAATCAGATTTACCATTAGGTATTCTATTAAAAGTTAATATTTCTTTTTTATCATCAATTGTCATATTATTAGATGATTCATGTGATATTTGAGCATCTATATCAGTTTTAATACCTCCTACATAATTATTAATTAATGTTGTTTGTTTTATTGTATTTTTAGCAATATCATTTGAATCAATTGTATAATTACCTTTATTTATATTTTTTAATCTCCCTTCTTGATTATTATATAAAGTAGTTTGTTTTATAGTAGGTTTTGCATTATCATTATTTTTAATATAATTTTTATCATTAGAATTATTATTAATAGAACCAATATAATTATTATGTTCGGTAGTTTGTTTTATTGTATTTTTAGCTATATCATTATTATCTATAGAATATGATGAATTATTGTTAATATTTTTAATATTACTAATATAATCTGTTAATTCAGTAAATTGTTTATTAGTTAATTTAGCAATATCATTAACATCTTTTATATAACCAATATTATTATTAATATTATTAGTTTGACCTATATATTGAGATAATTCAGTTAATTGTTTATTTGTTAATTTTGCAATGTCAACTAAATCTCTAATATAAGTAGAACTTTCATTACTATTTCTACTTAAATTACCATAATTATTATTATATAATGTTGTTTCTTTAATAGTACCTTTTGCAAAATCTTGATTATATACTTTTGGTTTATCATTATTATTATTATTTAAATTACCATAATTATCACTATATAAAGTTGTTTCTTTAACAGTACCTTTTGCAAAATCTTGATTATATACTTTTGGTTTATCATGAGTATTATTTAAATTACCATAATTATCACTATATAAAGTTGTTTCTTTAACAGTACCTTTTGCATAATCTTGATTATAAACTTTTGGTTTATCATGGGTATTATTTAAGTTACCATAATTATCATTATATAAAGTAGTTTGTTTAATAGTACCTTTTGCATAATCTTGATTATAAACTTTTGGTTTATCATGGGTATTATTTAAATTACCATAATTATCATTATATAAAGTAGTTTGTTTAATAGTACCTTTTGCAAAATCTTGATTATACACTTTTGGTTTATCATGAGTATTATTTAAATTACCATAATTATCACTATATAAAGTTGTTTCTTTAACAGTACCTTTTGCAAAATCTTGATTATACACTTTTGGTTTATCATGAGTATTATTTAAATTACCATAATTATTATTATATAAAGTTGTTTCTTTAACAGTACCTTTTGCAAAATCTTGATTATAAACTTTTGGCTTATCGTGGTTATTATTTAAATTACCATAATTATTATTATATAAAGTTGTTTCTTTAATAGTACCTTTTGCAAAATCTTGATTATACACTTTTGGTCTATCATGGGTATTATTTAAATTACCATAATTATTATTATATAAAGTTGTTTCTTTAATAGTACCTTTTGCAAAATCTTGATTATAAATTTTTGGTTTATCATGGGTATTATTTAAATTACCATAATTATCATTATATAAAGTTGTTTCTTTAATAGTACTTTTTGCAAAATCTTGATTATAAATTTTTGGTTTATCAGTATTATTATTTAAATTACCATAATTATCATTATATAAAGTTGTTTCTTTAATAGTACCTTTTGCAATATCAGTATAATTAATAATATTATTATTAATTTTATTAGTAGCACCTAATATATCATTAGATTTTGTAGTTAATCTATTTGTAATTGGTAAAACCATATCATTTGAAAATATATAATTAGTTTTAACTTGACTATTTGCACCCATATTAGTATCTCCATGTATAAGACCTTCTTTAATTGTTGATTTAGCAATATTTTTATAATCAACTGTATAATTTATATTTTGATTAATTGATGATATAGGTCCATTATAATCAATATTTGTACTAAATCTTTGATTTATATAATTAGTAAAAGATTTTATATTATTAATTATAGGTCTATTATTTATTGAATTAATATTATGAGTATGATCATTTAAATAAGATTCTTTTTTACTTGTTTCAAATAATATTGTTTGAGCATTTGGAGCATTTCCTAAATTTGAATTAATAGCGGGTCCTGGATTATAACATTCATTTTCATTTCTTTGAGTAGTAATATTAGTATAATCTCCAAGTTGATAAGGTTTTTCTATTATAGCTTTATTTGGTACTAAATCTGTAACTTTTTGTTCTCTAAAATCAGGTACTTTATATTTTGTAATATTATAATCAGGTGCTCTAAATTCACCCTTTTTTATTGTTTCTAATGGTTTATTTAAATAAGAAATTTGTTTATGATTTTCATTTTTAATATCATCTATATTTAATGGATTTATTCTATATACAGCATTTTTACTTTCTTGATTATTTCCATTAATACCTGGTAAAACTTTTAATTTATTATTAAATGGTAAATCACTAAAATTATTACTATTATATTTGACTAAGTATCTATCTTTTAAAGCAGACCCTAATTCAGAACTTGGAATACCAGTAGTCCATGTTAAATTTTGCATTGGTTCAAAAAAATTAGGTAATTCAGTTTTATTTTTATATGTTTCTTTCATACCAGTAAAATCTTCCATTTTTCTTTGATTTTTATTTGAATAAATATTTATATCTCTTTTTGATGTATTTGGAATCATATTATTATGATATTTTTTATTTTTAACATTAATATCATAATGCATATTTTTATTTTGAAAAGTTGAATAATTATTATTAAATTCTATATCTCTAATTAAATTTTTATTAATACCTTTATTAGAAAGATTAGTATCATTTGTTGCAATTGGACAACTTTTATTATTTAATTTTAATTTTTTAAATTGAGAAAAATATTCTGAATTATCACATTTATTTTTTTTACATAATGCTTGATTATTTTCTATATTATTTATTTCATCAATAATATTAGTATTATATACTGATTCTACATTATTTAAATTAGGTACTGATTCAAATGAACTATACATATATATTATATATATTTATATTTTTTCATAACTTTAAAATAAAAAGAAAATTTAAATTTTTAATAAAATTATTTTATTAAAAATAATTTTATTAAAAATAAATATTTTAAAATTTTTAATAAAATTCTGTTATATCATTCTGTTATATCATTCTGTTATATCATTCTGTTATATCATTCTGAAGTTGTACAATAACATTTCATTTGTGGATTAGTTGGTTTTGCAACTGGTAATGTGGAACCATTATCCCAAAAATCTTGTGTAGGTTGAATATAATTATCTTTACAATGTAATCTAGAATTTAATCCAATACGATCAGTTGATTCTTGAACATGACATTGAGGATTAATAGAAAGATAAGGTTCATATTGATAAGCAGTTAAACTCATACATCTATAATTATCTATAGGATGAGTAAAACGTGTATCTTCCATAACTAATTCTTTTGAACAATTTAATTTATTTACTTTAGTATTTTTAAAAGGAAACTTTGTATTTTTATTAGATTTATCTAATATATGATTTCTCCATGATAATTCACTTTCTACTTGAACCATTTCATCAGTATACTGTTTAGATTTTACAATAGATACATCAGCTTTATTACCAATAGGACCTTCATATGAAAAACATGCATCATCATTTTCAGCAAAATATTTATGTAATCTATAATCTCCAGGTCCAATACTTCTATTAATCTCTAATGAATATGCTGAGTCATCATAATTTATTCTATTATAAGACATTATATATATAATATTAGATATATTTTTTAAATTATTTAATCTATTATTTTTAACATTGTATTATTAGGTTTTACTAAATTATTTGGAGTAATATAATAAATATTTTCACACATTTTAGCAGGAGAAAAATTAGTATTTTTAAAATTATTATTTGGATTATATTTTAATGATTGACATAATGTACCTGGTCTATTTAATCCATATAATTCACTTTCAATATCAGATCTACTATTAAAATCTAAATTACATGTATAATCTCTTACTGGACAATTAATATCATTTTCATATTTAGGAGTAAATATATTATAATCTAATTGACTAGTACTATTTTGTATTACAGTTGCATATGCACAATTATCATATTTTAAACGATTAGAACTCATTATATAATATTATATAGAAATAAATTAAATTATATTTTATTTATAAATTTTTATATTTTTATTTTATTAATACATTGTAAAAATAAAAATTTTATCATACCTATTGGAATTATATTATTAATTATATATTTATTATATAGTAATTCAAATATACTATTTTTTAAATTTTTAATATTAATTTTAGATGTTTTACATATTTTATATATTATATAAAATATTTCTTGAGTTATTAACCAATCTAATCTTAAATTTAAATTATAATTTATAAAGGGTACTAAATTATATAATAATATTTCTATAAAATTATCTGGACACCCTAATTTATTTAATAATTTATAATCTAATTCTTCTTTAATTATATTAATAAATGTATTTCTATAATCTATATGTAATATATCTAATAAATTATCTAATTTTAAAATAAATTCATCTATAGATATTATTGTTTTTATATTATCATTAATGTATTCAATAGACGATATATTAATATTAATATTATCAAATATATTATTAATATATTTTATTTTTGTATAAAGAATAGGTGTATTAATTATATATATTTCTAATAATGTTATATCTATTTGCGATCCTTTATTAAAAAAATTTTTATATTTTCGTAATATTAAATGCTTTTTAATATCTGCTCCAAATAATAATAAAAAATTAATAATATTTGGATCTTTTTCTAAACATGCATATTCTAATAAAGTATGACCAAATAAATTAGTTTGATCTATTTTACCTCCTAATTTAAACATCTGTTTTAAAAAACTAGTGTCTCCACATTTTATAGCATAATGTAATGGAGTTAATCCTATTTCATTAAATAAATTTAATTTTAAATATTTTAAATTATTTAATTTAGTTAATTCACCTGTTTCAATTATTTTAAATAATTCATTATTATCATTTTCATTTTCATTTATTTCTTTATTTTCAGATATTTCTTCATTTTCATTTATTTCTTCTAATATTTCATTTTCTTCAGTAAATTTAGAATTATCTAAATCTATAGATAATTCTAATTTTTTTAATAAAGTAGATGTAATATATTTATTACATTCTACATCAGTTTCTGTAATTATATTATTTAATTCTTCATTTATATTATCATTATTATTTTTTATATTATCAACTAAAAATGCACATTGTTTAAAATATTTAAATGATTTATCAATATCAGTATTAATATATTTTTTACCAGATAAATATGATTTTAAACATTTACTTATTTTTTCATTATTCATTAATATATAAAATAATATATATTATAACTTTAAAAATATTTTATTATAATTATTATTATTATTTAATTTTAATTAAATTCCATAATTATTATTATTATTTAAGTTTATATTTTTTCTTGTAGATATACCTCCTCTAGGAAAATGCATTACTACATGTTTTGGATTTTGAATATCATTATCAATATAATTAAATTGATAATCAAACATTTGTATACCTTCTTGTATTAATTTATATTCTTTACTATCTTTTCGTGTTGATTGACTATTTCTAATATTATTAGAAATATTTAAATTTCCAAATCCTCTACCAGCGCCAATATTTTTATTATTATAATAAAAATTAAATGTATCATTTAAATTATGTAAACTATCACAATATAATAAATTATAATTATCTGGTGAAAAATTTGTAGATAGTTTTATTTGAGTTTTATCTCTTTTATTAATATTAGGAGTTAATAATATTGTTTCTTCATTAATAACATTAGATTTTTGAGTAGAAATTAAATAGTCATCTTTTAAAATATCATTAGTAGTAAATTTATTTTTATAATTAAATTTATTATTCATATAATATATATTATAAAAATTATTTTAATATTCTACTTATAAAATATGTATTATCATTAATTTTACAATTTTTACCAGAAGATTTACATCTTCCGCTTTTTTTACTATTATAACACCATTCAGCAAATTTTGTAGAATCATTAACAATTTTAGTATTAGCCATAGTATAAAAAGTAATATCTGATAAATTTTTATTCCATAAATTAGATAAATCTAAATATTTATCTGATTTAAATTTATCTTTAATTTCTTTTTTAATATTAATATCTTCAACATTACATGCTTCTAATCTATTTGGTTTACTAATAAGATCTCCTAAAGTATAATTCATAAATGGATTATTTACAGTTGGATGTTGACAATTATTATTAAATAATTCTTTAATTAAATTATTAGGTAAATTATTAGGTAAAGTATATCCTATATAAAAACTAAATATTAAAATTATAAAAGGAATTAATAATAAATCTTTATTTAAATCAAAACAATAAATTAAAATTATGCAATATAATGATATTCTTGCAAAAGAATTTATTTTATTAAATAATAAAATATTATTATCAAAAGGATTAATTTGATTTAAATTAGTAAATAAAACTGATATATTATTATACCATAAATAATTATTCATTATATAATAAATATATATTTTATATTATATATATTTAAAATTAATTTTTATAAAATTAATAAATGAATAATAATTATTTATGGGTTGAAAAATATAGACCTAATAATTTAGATAGTATTACATCACAATCACATATTATAAATACTTTAAAATCTGTTTTAATTACTAAAAATATTCCACATTTAATATTTTTTGGACCATCTGGATGTGGTAAAACATCAACAATATTGGCATTAGCAAAAGAAATATTTGGAAATAATTACGCAGAACGAATTATTGAATTTAATGCATCAGATGAAAGAGGTATTAATGTTATTAGAGAAAAAATTAAAACTTATGCAAAACAAAGTATAAAACAAGTTGAAGGTATACCGCCATGGAAAATTATTATATTAGATGAAGCCGATACAATGACACAAGATTCACAATTTGCGTTAAGGAGAATAATTGAACAATATTCTAAAATAACTAGATTTTGTATAATTTGTAATTATCATACTAAAATTATTGAACCAATTATTTCAAGATGTTCATCATTTAGATTTAAACCTATTAATTCTAATGATATATTAAATAAATTAGAATATATTTGTAAAAATGAAAATATTATTTATTCAAATAATATATTAAATAAAATTATTAAAATAAGTAGAGGTGATTTAAGAAAAGCAATTAATTTATTACAAAAATGCAATAATTATAATAAAGAACTTAATGATGATATATTAAATGAAATATCTGGTATTATACCACCTAAATTATTTAATAAATTAATGAATTATATTTTTTCAAAAAATATAGATAAAATTAATTATATAATTAATTATATTTATTTAAATAGTTATTCATTAATTAATCAAATTATTATTATACATGATTATATTATTAATTATAATATATCTAGTATTATTAAATCTAAAATTATTTACAAATTAACTGAAATTGATCAAAATTTAATTAATGGTTGTGATGAATATATACAATTAATGAATTTTGCTTTTTATATAATAAATATAATATGAAAAATTATTAGATTAATTTAGTTATTTAAATAATTATAAATATAAAGATTTTATTATAATAAATATATAATGACAATTATAGGTAATGACAATTTTTTACCATGGGTTGAAAAATATAGACCTAAATATATTGAAGAAATAATTAGTCATGATCAAAATATTACTACTATTAAAAAATTATTATGTAATCAATCTTTACCACATTTATTATTTTTTGGATCACCTGGTACTGGTAAAACATCTACTATTATAGCACTTGCTAATCAAATATATGGAGATAATATAAAATTAATGATTATGAAATTAGATGCATCGGACGATAGAGGCATAACTTCAGTAAGAGAAGATATTAAAGAATTTGCTGAAAAAACTAATATATTTCAAAAAGGTGTTAGATTAATTATATTAGATGAAGTAGATTCAATGACATTTGATGCACAATTTGCATTAAGAAGAATTATTGAAAAGTATTCATCTAGTATTAGATTTTGTTTAATATGTAATTATGAAAATAAAATAATACCTGCTATTAGATCTAGATGTACTAATTTTAGATTTAGTAATATTGATATTATTCATATTAAAAATAAATTAAAACAAATTTGTATTAATGAAAATATTTTTTTTGATAATAATATAATTGAAACTATATCAGTTTTAGCAAATGGTGATTTAAGAAAAGCAATTAATTTATTACAATCTATTACAATGAATTTAATTAATACAAAATATAGTAATTATACAAATGAAGAACTTTTAGAATTATGTTATAATATAGCATGTGTACCAAATAAGAATGAAATTAATATTATTATTAATACATTAATTAATGAAAATCATGATTTTAATAAATCATATGATATTATTAATAATATTATTATTAATAAATGTTTTTCATTATTAATAATATTAAAAGAATTAACATTTGAATTAATTACAAATTATTTAAATATTAATTATATTTCTAATATTATATCTGAATTATCTGATTTAGAAAATATGGTAACTAAATCTAATTTTTGTGACATTTATATATCTGCATTAATTAGTGTTTTTAAAAAATATTTTTATAAAGAAAAAATTTAAAAATTAAAATCCAACAACTATTTCATATAATTTAATAATTAAATCATCTTTTGATTCAATCATTTTAATAATTTTTAGTTCCCATTCAGGTAACCAAGGTTCTATTTTCATTAAGATATTTCTAATCAAATTATACATATCACTAGAATTTATATTATATAATTCATTAATAATAGGATTAAATAATATTTCTAAATCTTTAAAATTTGATCTATTATTTAACATCATTTTATAAATAATATGCATTTCATTTATATTTTTATTTTCAATAATTTTATTAATTGTCTTTTTTGCTTTATCGTTTTGTTTTGTATAAAATACTGAATCTTTAGAAAAATCATTTACTAATTTTGTATATGACAATAATACTAAATTATTTATTTTTTCTTCTATTTTATCATAAAAATTATGAAGATTTTTTAAAATAGGATAATATTGTGAACAATTAGAAGGCATTGATAATAATTCTTTAATATTACCAAGTTTAACTTTATGTGCTTTATAATATAATTCTGTTTTAACTTTACTATAATCATACCCAAGGTCATATTCTATTAACAAAACAAAACCTTCTGGATGTAATGTTGTTGATGTAAATTCTCCAATTTCAAAATTAATTAAAAAATCTTCAATTGTTATATTTCCTAATACAACATTATCTAATTGTTTCATTAATCTAAATAATGTTTCTGTTGATTCTATATTTAGAAATAATGGTTGTTTAAAAATTTTATAAGGTAGTAAAGAATGAGGTATATAATTATTATTATACATTGCACCAAATAGAAGAAATCCTGATTCTTCATAACTGCATGCTAATACCTTATTAACTGAACCATCAAAACTAGTTCTATCTTTGCAAAAAGCTTCAAAGAAAAAACTTATTAATGATGGATTAATTTTTAGTAATTCACATGTTTCTTTCCAATATTCTAAAATTAAGTCTGTAATAAAAGGTAATATATGATCTAAATCATCTAAACTATTTATTTTTATATCAGGTAATAATGATTCTATTGAAGTTAAAAAATATATTTGCATATCTTCTAATATAAATAATGTTCCATTGCTTGAAGGTATCCATATTGGTAAATTATTTTTATTACAATAATTTACTATTTTTTTAACAAATAAATTATCACCATTATTTACTAAATCATTAATTATTTTGGATTCTTTAGAATCTTGTTGATATACATTTAATATTATTAAACATCCATCAACTTTTGCTGAAAGTATAGTATCAGTAACTGGACTAATTTTAGAAAATGTTTTCATAGTTTTTTGTTGATTATCATCTAAAATATCAAATGTTTTATCATCTATATCTTGTGTTTCATTAATACCCATTTCTAAATGTGCTGCAGTTAAAATTTCAATACCACGTTGAAGACCATACTTTAATATAGTTATTTCATTACTAAGATGAAAAAATATTCCTCTTGCTTGTCTTGCCCATTTAGGACGCCATATACGATTAATACCATCTCTATATTTTATACCAACTACATTTGGAAATGGTGTTGATACATTATAATCATAATTATTAAAAAATTGTTTTATTGCTGTTAGGCCATTATAATCCCATAATATTTTTACTAGGTCTATTAAATTCAAATTAAAAGTTTCATTTAATGTTGGTAATCTATTTTGAATAGAAACAGAACAAATTTCTTTAATTTTAGAAATAAAATGATCCATAATATGATCTTTACATTTATTCCAAGTTAATGAAATTGAAATATGTGATTGTGTACATTTATCATCATTTCCTTCTAAAGTTGAAGTATTCTTATACCATCTAATATTTGTATGCAAATAATTATATAAATTAGTATTACCATGAACACTTAATTGTGTATTAAGAGATAAACCATGTCTATTTAAAGTTTCTTCTTCTGTAAATAATTTGTTTCTAGTTAACCAAAATGCAAATCTAACACTATTAACTGCTAAATCAGGAATAATACCATAAATTGCATCAAACATTGATGCAATAGTATCTAATATAACAATTAATCCAGATGAAAGAGCATTAGTTATATCTTCTTTTATTTTTTTATTTATCTTTAAAGATGATTCTGGTTTTTTACTAGAATATATATTATAACAATATTGATAAAGTTCTGGTGTAACTTTATCAATTGAAGTTGGTATATCTTTATTATTTTCCTCTTTTAAAACCCATTGTATCATATATAAATCACGATTTATCCAAACACTAATATCTTGACCAAATTTATCAATTAGATATTTAGCAAAAGTAGTTTTTCCTGTACCTGATGCACCTTGAAGAAAAATTAAAATACCATTCTTTTTAATATGTTCAAATTCTATAGTATTATTCCAAAGAGTATTTTCATACTCCTCAGTATTAGTTAACACATCAATCATAATTGATTGAGGTGTTTCATTTTTATCATTATTTAGTCTTGGTCTTCTTGAAAGACAATCACCAAATCTTAAAAATTGTAATAATATTTTTACATTATCTGGAAAAATTCCTGTAAAATATTTATGATTTTGAGTAATTTGTTGAGGAAAATAAGTACACATATGATGATCTGCACAACAACTAATATCACCCCAATCTTGTTCAGTTAATTCAAATATTTCAGTTATTGATTTATCCCAATATCTTATAATTGACATTCCACCAACTATTCCATGGCCTTTAAATGATACATATCTAAATCCATCTTTAGAACAACCTTCTTTTTGAGTTCCTATTTTTCCAATATCATGAAGTAATCCTGCTAATGTTATCTTGATTAACAATTTTATATCAGTTATTTTATAATCAATTGCTTTTTCATAACAAATTTCAGCACATCTAATTAAATGTTCATATAATGATTCTTCATGATATGAACAATTACATGTTTTCGTATTATGCCAATCCCTACTTCTAATTTCATCAAAAATTTGTTTCCATGACATAGAAATTTCATTTTGTTTTCCATGAATAACTACAAATTGATTACTAATTATACATTCATATAATTTAGATAAAATACCTCTAACAAATTTTGAACTCATTTTTTAAAATGAATGTGTTGTATATAGGAAAATATACATTAACTGATTTAATTAATAAAAAAATCAATTTTTTTTATTAATTTTAATTATATATTTATTTATTAATAAATATATAATTAATAATTTAAAAAAATAATTTAAATTTGAGTTTGAGTTTTAGAATTAAACCTAAAAAATGTACCAGATATAGATAATGGTTCAATTGAAAAATATTTTAATCCACTATCTTTAGAAAGTAACATATTAATTCCATCTAAAGTATCTAAAGTTACATCGCCACATCCTAAATATTTTTTATTTTTACAATATAATTTACAATATAATACATTAGAATTTGTTAAATTTTGAATATGATTAATTAATCCTTTTTTAGTATCATCATAACTTGAATTATCATTTAATCCATTAATAGTAAAAAATAATTTATAATAACTAAATTTAATTTTATAATTAGAAGATTTACTTTTTAAACTTTTTAATCCTAATAATGCATTAGTAGGATTATCAAATATTAAAAAAAATAAATTATTATTTTTTATATCTGATTTATTAACAATACCATTAATATCTGTTAAATGACTTTCATCAAATGTTGTATTATTAAGTAATTTTATTAGTAATGTTTTTCCAATTTTACGTACTTGTTTTTTATTTTTATAATCATTTTTATTTAAATTATCTGAAACAATATCAGATTCATTAGATAAGTTTTCAATATTAGTTTCAATATTAGTTTCAATATTAGTTTCAATATTAGTCATTAATTAATAAAATATATTAATAATTTTTTAAATAAAATTATTAATTAATAATACTTAAAGATTTTTATAAAATAAAATAATTATAAATAATTTACCAATAATTTTGCCAACAAGTAGAACAAAGTTTTAATTTTTTTCCTGAATTTCCTGATTTACAACACAATGACATATTTTTACACCAAGTACAAGATATTGGAGTTGCATTATTTGCTGGAATTTGATACCATTTATTAATTTTTTCTGCTATTAAAATCCAGCCGACATTTCTATACTGAGTTTGAATTATATCTGGCCACATATTAATAAAATTTGGAATATCATTATTTGAAAGTGGTTGATTTAAATTTATAGGATTATTATTTTGATTTATTTGATTTAAAATAGGTTGATTAGATATAATATTTAAAATAGGTTGATTAGATATAATATTGAGATTAGGTAAATTTATTATATCATCTAATTCATATATAAACCTAATATATTCTCCAGTATTTTTGAATGCCATATAATTATCAAAGTTACTCCAAGGAGTTTTCATATTTGGATGAAATACACATATTCCAGCTTGAATAAAAGTATGTGTCCATTTCTGACAAATATTAATGCTAGTAGTATTAAATAGTTTAATAATTTTATTTAATGATTCAATAGGAGGTTTTTTTATTGCTGAAATAAATAATTCAAATATATTTAATTGCTCATTATTAAGTCCATGATCTGAATTTTTAATATTAATAAAAATTTCATATAAAATATCAAAATTATCCATGATTAATATATTGTAAGATATAATTAAATTTTATATATAATTTAATTATCAATATATAATTTATATATTTATATTTCAATTTTTATAAATTTATTAATTATTATAAATTTTATCATTAATTTTATTATCAATATAATTTTTATAATTAATTAATAAATTATTAATATTTTTATAATTATTTAACCAATTATAATAATAATAAAAATTAAAATTAACAACTTTATCTTTATGCATATAAACAGTATATTTATCATAGATAACACTATAAATTATAAATTTTGTAATTATTTTAAAAAAGTTTTTAAAATAATTGATTTCTTTTAAAATATTCATTTCATTTTGTATTCTATCATAATAAAATTTCCATATAGTATTAAGAATATACATTTTTGAATTAATTTTAATATAAAAAGTATTCATTTTATTAATATATTTTTCAAGATTAATAAAATTTATTTCAATATTTCTTTTATATTTATTAATAATATTTGATATTTCAGGAATAATAAATTTATATATATCATTAATATTAATAAAATATTTAACTAATTCTGGTAAAAATATAACATCATATAATGCATATTTTAATAAATTTTCATCTAATTTATAAATATCAATATTAATTAAATATATAGGTCCTAAAATATCTTCAATATTATCTAATTCATCATATTTTTTTTGATTTATAATATTTGTTTTAAGTAATAAAGTATAAATTGAACAACTTAAATCAGATTTATCAAAAAGTTTTTTATAATCACATAAAAATTTTGTATCATAAAAATTACTACAAAAATTATTTATATAGGTTTTTTTAATTAATAATTGATTAAATAAATAAGGTATATCTAAAGATTCGCCACCATGTAATATTTTTATCATTAATTTATGTGTTAACAATTTTTTTATTATATTTAAATTTTTTTTTTGAATATCTGGAGGATATAAAATAAATATATATGCAATATTATTATTATTTTCAATATTTATTTGCATTAATGATATTTGTCTTTCAGATTTAGAAACCTTATTATATTCTAAATCTATACCAATATAATGTTTATCATTAATAAAATTATTTTGATTTTTTATAAATAAAATTATTTTTTTAATCATTTTATTTTCTTTTTTAATATTATCAATTTTTAATATCTTATAAATTTTAGTATTATTAATATTAAATTCATTTTTTCCATTTAATATAATATCATATTTCATTAATAATGAAAAGAAAAATAATTTTATTATATGTTATTAAGAATATTAATTAATTCATTTCTTTTATTATTAAAAATATCTTTATTATTTAATAATGTATTTTCCCATAATAATGTTTTATTTATAATTTCATCTTTTTTTAATTTAAAATGATTTATTATTACTTCTTCAAAACCATTTGGAGGATTTTTTATCATATCAATCATTGCATATTCTAAAGTAGGTAAATATAATTTCTCATTATATTCTTTTGATTTAATAATACCTTTTTGAGTATTAAAATCTTTTTCATATCCAGGTTCATTAAAAAATGGTTGTTCTATTAAAATTAATGATTGTATAGATATTATAACTTGTAGAAAAGTTGATGTTTTAGGATTCCAACTCTCACTATTTTGTCCTCTCCATGTACCTAATAATGATAAACATACTTTACCACTTTCATATAAATTAGGATTAAATCTAATTTTATAATTACCAGTAGTATGTAATAAAACTTCAGGAACATTTTCAGGATAATCATTTGGAAAATATGTATGAAATTCAAATAATCCATTTTCATAAGGTGTATCTTTAGGACCACTAATAATAAATGATAATAAATTATAGTTTGTTTTTGAAAATCTTACCCAAATAGTTGAATCCCAATTAATTGGTAACGATGATTTTAAACCTGATATTTCTGTTAATATTCTCATAGTTGTTTTTTGAGTTAATACATTATTTATATTTTTTATAAATTTATGATATTTAGGTATTTCAAAATTAGAAAATTGTAAATTTTTCATAATATTACAATATGTTATTTTAATATCTTCATTAATTTGTATATTATTACAATATAAAATATTTTCTTTTGAAATATATAATTCAATTATATTATAAATATCTTTAAGATCACTATTATTTATTATTTCATTATTTGATTCTACATTTATTATATTGTTTGATTCTAAATTTATTATATTGTCTGATTCTAAATTTTCATTTTGATTATTAATAGATAAAGATGAACTTGATAATTGTTCAAAAAATATATTAATTTCATAATATATTGATTTTAAATTATTACTAATATTATTTATAAATATTTGATTAAAATTAAAAGTAGCTAAATACTTTAAAGTTTTAAATAATTCATTATAATATTTTTCATTTTTTTGAAATTCTAATATATTTATTCCTTTAGTTTGAATATTTATATATTCACATAATATAGAACTATTAATAATATTAATAATATTATTTGTATCTTTTTCATTTTCTAATATAATATTAATATTATATATACAATTACTTAGTTTATTATTTAATTTTTCTTGTTCTAAAATATATTTATTTATATCCCAATTATTATTACTTAATTCAGAACCATATCCAGTACCTGATTTCCAATAATTATTAGATTTATTAATAATTGTATTTTTTGTAGGAATTAATATATTAATTAAATTATCATATTTTACTAATTTACTATAATATGATAAATTTATTAACTCATATTCTAATTCATTATAAACATCATTAATTATTATATAATCAGATATAATATTTTCTAATTCATTAGCTAAATTTGTAATAATATATTCAATAGTTATATTTGATGTCCAATTTTCTATTTGTAAAATATTTAAATTTAAAATAGATAACAATAAATTTATATGTATATTTGGTTTATTATATTCAATACTTGGAGGTAAAAATGGATATAATATGTTATTTAAAATTAATTTAAATTCAATATAATCATAATTATATAATTTATTTATTTTTTGAAATAAATCATATACTTTACTATTTTTATTATATTTTAATCTAACTGTTAAAATATATGGATTATTATCATTAATAAATACATAATGATCATAAGTTAAATTATTATTAATTTTTTTTATTTCATTTATAATTAAAGTTTTTTTTTGTACTGATGTTAATAATAATTGGGTAGGAATATTATTATATTCTATTTTATTATATTTATCATTATATCCATCAAACATATTATTAATTTTTTCATAATCAATATCAATTTTATTTATAATATTACATTTTCTAAAAATATTATAATAATCTTTATAATTTATATCTATTTTATTATTCATTTTTAAACTTTTAGATAATGTATTTATTATATTTTCTAAATTTATTTTTAAAAATATAATATTAATATTAAAATTATCTATTATTTTTAATAAATTTGTATTATTAATATTTGGATTATCAATATAACAATAATCTTTATTATTAGTTATTATTTTTATTTCTAAATTATAAATATCAAAATGTAATACATATATATTACTAATTTCTGAATATTTCAAAAACTTAATATTATCATAATTTTTAATAACATTAATAATACTACTTAAATTCATATTCATTAAAAATAATAATATTTATTTATAATATTATTATAATTCAATTTTATTTTCTATAATATTATTATAATATTTAAAAATAAATAGTCATTATAATAATATGAGTATTTATACTAAAAATTTATCTGAACCATGGTTTAGTTTAATAAAAGTAGGATTAAAAAAAGTGGAAGGTAGATTAAATAAAAGTGATTTTAATAAAATGAATATTGGAGATATCATTATTTTTGAAAACCAACAATTTAATATAAAAAGAACTTGTAAAGTTAAAATAACTAAAATTAAATATTATTCATCTTTTACAGATTATCTTACTACTGAAAAATTAAATAGATGTTTACCTGGTATTGATACTATTGAAGATGGTTTAGCTGTTTATTATGCTTTTTATTCAAAAAAAGATGAAGAAAAATTTGGTATTGTATCTATAAAAATAAAAGTAATTTTATGATTTATTAATAAAATTTATAATTAAAGATTTTTTTATTAATAAATCATAGAATGATAATAGTTAATTATTTATTTTTATTAATTTTTAATTTATTTTACTATTTTCTAGGAATTTTTTTAAATTATTTAAAATTAAATTTTTTTGAAATAAATTTATTTATGACTTTATTATCATTATATTCAATATTATATAGTTTTTATTTTATTATATTTGATATTAGTCATCCATTAGTAATTATAAAAAAAATATTTAGTTTAAAATATAAAAATATAATTTTTTTATATATATCAGTAATACCTTTTTATAAATTACAAATATTTAGTTATTTAGATTTAGATCCAATTTATAATCAATTAATAAATAGTAATAAAATAATATTAAATTTAATATTATCTATAATAATAAATAAAAATAAATATTTATGTAATATTAAATTATTTGTTTTAATAATAATAAATATAATTTCATGTATAATTGCATTTATATTAGATGATAATTTTAATATTAAAACTAATAATAAAAAAATTGGTTATAATGGATTATTATTTAGTACATTTTCATTATTTGCTATGAGTTTTATAAATATATTTAATGAAAATTTAAAAAATAATAATAATATTAATGATATATACACTTTTATAATTATAGTATTCTTATTATCAGATTTAATTTTTTCAATGTTATTTTTACCATTTACTTTTTATATTCAATATAAAAATAATAACTTTGATATTAAATTATTTGATAATATATATATTATTTTAGTTTATTCAAATACAATTTCATTAATACATACTCCATTATATATTTTAACAACTAAATTTTATTTATTATTAAATTCATTAGATATAGGTATTATTAATAATGTATCATTAATTTTAATTATTTTAATTAGTTGTTTATTAGGTTATTCTAAATTTTATTATATTTATATTATATCAATTGTCTTAATAATTATGTCATCTTTATTAATTATATATATTTCTAATAAATTACATGATAAATATCAAGTAATAACTATATAAATTAATAATAAAATATTTTTTTTAAATTAACATATAATATATAATTATAATATTATATGTTAATTTATATATTAATAAAGATATTATTTTAGATAAAACTATAAAAATAGAAAACCCCGTTAATAAAAATAAAAAATATTTTTATTTTTATTAATCTTATTTAAATAATTGTTTTACAATAAAAAATTTTATTTATTGTTTTTGCAAATTAGAATTATATAAATTATCTTGTAAAATTATTTAATTAAATTATAATTATTTTTTCCACTTTTTCCACTTTTTCCACTTTATCCACTTTTTATAAATACTTAAAGAGTACTTATTATAACTATATAATATGGAAAATATAGTTAAAAAGAGTACTATTCCTACAAATTTTTTTTGTAATATTTGTAATAAATACTATGCATCTCTTAACAGTTTTTATAATCATAATAACAAATTCCATAAATCAAATGTTCAATCAAATGTTCAATATAATGTTCAATCTAATATTCAATCCAATATTCAATCTAGTATCCAAGATAATATAACTAATAATAAAATAATAAAATGTGAATATTGTAATAAAATATTTAATGCAAGATCTACAAAATCAGAACATAAAAAAAAATCTTGTAAATTAAATCCTAATATTAATACTAATACTAATAATATTAATATTAATAATATTAATGAAGAAAATATTTTATTAAAAAATGAAATTAATGAAATTAAAGATAAAATTAATTTATTATTAAAACCTAATAAAATATATCCTAAAATATTACAAAAAAATGATACAAAAAATAATAATGATATAATAACTAATAATGATATAATAACTAATAATACCATTAATAATAATAATAAAATTATTAAGAGTAATGATAATAATTTTATTGCTGATTTTACTAAAAATATATTAATATTTAATGATAAATTAGCAATAAAATTTTTTTATTATAATGACCAAATTTTTTTTAAAGGTATTGATATTGCATTAATGTTAGATTATATTGATACTGATCAAGCGATCCGAAAAAATGTCGATATTGAAGATATTATTATAATTGGTGAACTTTTTAAGGACCCCGTCTGCCAGACGGGGTTATTAAAAAGTGAACTTTTAAAAAGTGATAATATTAACACTATATATATTAATGAATCAGGATTTTATACTATAATATTAAAATCTAAAAAAGATGAAGCTAAAAAAATTAGAAGATGGGTAACTTCTGAAGTTCTTCCTTCTATTAGAAAAACTGGAAGTTATAATTTTATAGATAATTATATTGAAGATAATTTAGATAAATATATCAATAAAGATTGTGTTTATATTTTGCATATTAAAGATGATATATATAAGTATGGCAATACATCACATATAGTTAAAAGATTACAAGCACACAAAACAAACTTAAATTATAATAAAATTATTAAAATATATGATTTTGATAATATGAATTTATCTAAAGAAATGGAAAATAAAATTAAAATTTTTGTTAAATCAATTGATATTAATATTCAATATGGTAAACATATTGAATTCTTTCAAATTGATAATAATAATTTAAATAATATTATTTTAAAAATAGATAAATTTAAATTAGATATTATTAAAGATATTGATAAAGATTTTAATAAAGATCTTGATTTAGATAAAACTATAAAAATAGAAGAAGAGAAAACTAAACAATTAGAATTAGAAAATCAAAATTTAAAATTAAAATTAGAATTATATAAATTATCTGGTAAAATGATATAATATTATTATTATTATTATTTTTATAAAAATAATTATTTTTTTATAAAAAGAATTATTTTATATCATATCTCTCTCTCTTAATATATAAATAATGGATAATCCATTATTTATATCCATTTATCCATTTTATTAAACTATTTAAGAAGATACATATATAATATATATAAATGGATACTATAAATAGATCTTATAAATGTAATATATGTAATAAAATATATTCAAGTTATAAATCATTATGGAATCACAATAAAATTTTTCATATTAATAAAATTGATGTTAAATCCAATGTTCAGAATGTTCAATCCATTGTTCCGAATGTTCAGTCAAATGTTCAGAATAATATCCAAGATAATATTCAATCCAATATAACTAATAATATAAATAATAATAAAATAATAAAATGTGAATATTGTAATAAAATATTTAATGCAAGATCTACAAAATCAGAACATAAAAAAAAATCTTGTAAATTAAATCCTAATAATAATAAAAATACTAATAATATCAATGAAGAAAATATTTTATTAAAAAATAAAAATATTGAATTAGAAAATTTTGTAAAAGAAATAAAAGATTTATTAATTAATTCTAAAATACATCATAAAACATTACAAAAAGTTAATAAACAACTTAATACAACTAATAATACTATTAATAATAATATAACAAATAATAATAATATTACTATTAATAATACATTTAATTTAATAAGTTTAGGATCTGAAAATTTATCTGATATTTTAAATAAAAAAGAAAAATTAAATATATTAAGAGACATGTATGGTTCTCTTAGTACAATAGTAAAATATATTCATTTTAATGATAAATTTCCACAATTTAAAACAATGTTAATTACTAATATGCAAAATAACATTGCTTATAAATATAATGAAAATGAAAATAGATTTATAACAATACCCAAAGATGAATTATTAAATGATTTAATATCTATTAGATTAGATGATATTATTGCATTTAATGAAGAAGTTGGTGAAAATTTAGATAATTATAGTAAGAAAAAAATAGATACTTTTTTAGATGATATAGATAATAATGATAAATTAAGAGAAACTAAAAAAAGCGAATTAAAAATAATATTATATAATAATCGTAATATTATAGAAATGATAAAATAAATTATTTAATTATTGATAAATGTTATAATTTATTTTTTAATAATTTATAATTTTATATATAAATATATATAAAAACATATATATTATTTAAAATAATATTAAAAATCATGAAAGGAATAAGAAATATAGGAAATAGTTGTTATTTAAATTCAGCATTACAAATGTTTATGCAAAATATTCAATTATGTAATTTAATAATTCATTTTAGTAAATATTCTCCAAAATTAGATATTTTAAAAAATTTTATATATGATTATCATACTGGTACAGATAATATAATAAATCCAATTGAAATAAAAGAATTAATTGATGATAGAAATCATTTTTTTTTAGGTGATTATCAACATGATTCTACAGAATTTATAATATTTTTATTAGATATTATAGATACTGAAGTTAAAAAAAGTATGAATTCTAATCAATCCGATTTTAGTAATCCTGATATTGATTATATAAAAGATATATTTTCTTTTAATATTAATAATATTATTAAATGTAAAAGAAAAACGTGTTTAAATATTATTAATAATAATATTAATGATATTATATTAATTTTAAATATAGATTCTGATTCTAATAATTTAGATCAAATTTATGATAAAACATATTGTAAAGAAATTTTTACTGATGATAATAAATATTTTTGTAATAAATGTAATAAATTAACAATAGCTAGTAAAAAAACTAATATAATATCATGTAGTAATAATTTATTAATATTTATTAAAAGATTTTCTAATTTACATAATCAACATATAGATATTCCACTAGAATGGAAATTTGATACATATTTACAAGGTGCAATTATTCATTATGGAAATAATTCGGGGGGTCATTATATATATGTAGGAAAACATAATGAAGAATGGTATATTTATAATGATTCTAATATTTCAAAAATAGATTTAGATAATTTAAATAAAATATTAGCTTATTCATATTGTTTATATTATAAAAAAAAAAATTAAAATATTATAAAAAAATATTTTTTTATATTTAATATGATTAGTAAATTAAATGATCCAATTACAGATAATGATAGTATAACAGAGGAAAGTAGTATATATAGTAAATCTAATATATCTAATTCAAGTAGTGAGTATATATCATCTTCATCTGATGAAAATTTTGATAAACCTAATAATTTAGAATTAACAGGAAAAATATTAAATCATTATAATATTTTATATGAACTAGGAAGAGGTGGATTTTCTATAGTATGGTTAGCATATAATACTATAAATAAAAATTTTTATGCTATTAAAATTCAAGATCCAAATGATTTTAATGATGGATTATCTGAAATAAAATTTATTCAGAAGTTATCTAAAAATCCTAATTTATTTAATAATATTATAGAATATTTTATTCATAAAGTAGATAATATGAAATATTTATGTTCCGTATGGGATTTACATTGTTCAAATATTGATGGTGTAATTAGAAAAGGTAATTATAATAATGGATTACCATTAGATATTGTTAAAAAAATTATGATTCAACTTATGAATGCTATAAAAATATTACATAAAAAATATAAAATATTTCACGGTGATATTAAAACTGATAATATTTTAATTAAAGGATACAATGATAAAGATTTATATACTATAAATGAATATACTAAATTATATAATAATAGAGATAATCATGAAAAAATTACAAAAATAATATTAGAAAATATTAATAAAAATGAAATATCTAAATATAAAATTGATAATAAATTTATAGAATCAATTAAAATAAGTTTATCAGATTTTGGAACTTTTTGTGAAGAAAATAATTATTATGAAAATTCTTTTGGTACGAGATATTATCAAGCACCTGAAATTATTTTAATGGGAAAATGTTCATACCCAGTTGATATTTGGGCTCTAGGATGTACTTTTTATGAATTATTATCAGGTAAATTTTTATTTGATCCAAATAAAGATTCTAAACATAATAGAGATTGGTTTCATTTATATTTAATTAATCAAACATGTGGGGATTTTTCAATAAAATGTATTAAAAATACAAAATATTATAATAATTATTTTACTAATAATAAATTAATTGATATTGATTCAAATACTAATTTTAATTATACAAGATTATATGAAAAAATTAATGTTTTAAATTTTGATGATTCTATAAAATCTGAAATAATTGATTTATTAAAATCAATGTTAACTATTGATAGTACTAAAAGAATTACAATTGAGGAATTATTAAATAAATCGTTTTTTAACAATTGAGGAATTATTAAATAAATCGTTTTTTAACAATTGAGGAATTATTAAATAAATCGTTTTTAACAATTGATGATTTTTTTAAATAAATCGTTTTTAACAATTGATGATTTTTTTAAATAATCAATTGTAATTAATTTATATTAATTTATATAAATTATAAATTAATATAAATTTAAAGCATTTGTACATGTGCAAGTGTCATAAGTGTGAATTACTTTTGATGAAAAAAAGGAACCTCTAACAATTTCATGATCCATTGCATTGGATGAATTGTTATTAGAAGGATTCTTTTTTTGAAATATTTTAGCATATAACTCCTGGTTTTTCCTGGGCAGGAGTTTTTCAATTGGTTCTTTTTTTTGGGATGCATCAAAAAAAGTCATAATGAAGGTTTTAGGAGGGTTAAATGATAAGTGTTTTTATCATATGAAAAGAGAATACGGTATTAACGAAGCATTAAGAATCATTTAGAATATTTATTATTCAATTTTTTTTATAAAATAATTTTAATTATCTATCTAAATCATTAATAGATTCATTGTTATTTTGTATAAATTTAATTTTAATATAAAATTTATTAATAGGATTACCAAATAAATTAGTTGCAGCTTTAATTATTTCAGTCTTTTTAAATATTTTTTGAGGATTATTACTTGCTTTGTACCAATTATTAAAGCTATTACATAATGTTTCAATTCCAATTTTATCATTAGAATCCTCAGTTTTACTAATATAAGTTAATAAATAATCAGTACAATAATCATTTTCAGATTTATATTCATTAGTACTTATTAATACTTGATTAGGTTCTTCTAAATAATTCATATTTTTATATTTTGAATTATATATATGAATCAAATAACTCAATACTGTTGGTCCCCAAAATTTTATTTGATTTTTTAATTTTGTATTTATTGGAAATTCATTATTTTTAGTTAGAGTTGGATTATTTATAAATTTTGAGTTAAATGGAATAACTCTAATTCGTCTCCATGTTCCATCATCAGTACTTGGTACTGTTGGTAATTGATTACAAGTTAGAAAAAATTTTAATTGAGGTTTAAATTCTATCATTTGTTTAGCACCTTTAAATAAGTCTCTTGCAATAATAGTATCTCCTCCTGTCATTTCTTTTAATATTCCTACATTTATTTTTTCTCCTTCATCAGCTTCTTGAAATACTCCAAATCTTTTTCCTTTCATTTTTACTTTTTCTGGAGATGATTGATTAGATTGACCTCTTTTTCTAGTTATTAAAGATATATCACATGGTATGTAATAATCACCTAAGGCTTCTTTATTTATATCAATAAATACAGATTTACCATTAGATCCAGATCCTGTTAAAATTGGTATTTTTTCTTCTTTAGTTTCACCTGATAAACAAGATGAAATTAAAATTTCTAAATATTCTCTAATTTCAGTTTCCGGTTGAATTTGATTCATAAATTCATTAAAATCTTTGAAATAAGGCATGTTTTCACTAAATTTTTTATAATCATTCTTTGTACAAAATGAAATAAAATCATCGTATCTACCATCTCTAAATACACCAGCACTTAAATCATAAACTCCATTTTTACATCCTATTAAATTAGGATTACTATCTAATTTATCTTCAAATTTTTGATCTAAAAATAAATATTTACATTCTTCTACTATCTTTTTTTTATAATTAATATCTTGTAAATTATCTTTAATTTTATTTAATTTATCTATTTTTTTATTACATTCATCTCTTTCATAACCACTTAATGTTGTAACTTTTAATATAAGTTTACCTATTTCTTTATAATATTCATTTGCAAAATCTTCTGATAATAATATCATTATTGTACTAGCATCAGCCATTTCAAACCATTTATGTTCAGACTGTTTATATTCATACCATATATTTTTACTAGGAGATGAACAAACAAATCTATCAGCATATTTCTCATATACTGCTTTTGCTACTGTAAATGTATTATTATCTAAACTTTTTTTTAATACTTTTTGAAATTCTTCTTCTTTAAATAATTCATATTCTTTAGGACTATCTTGTTTTGCCCAATAACCTAATGATTTATAAGTTATTAAATTTACATTTGTAGGGATTTTAAATGTATTCCAAAATTTATGGCAATTACCTTGACCATCACCTTTTTTAAATTGTTTTTCTGATTTTTTTGAAAATTCAATCCAAAGATATAATAAATTTGGATCTGTATTATATAAAGCTAATCCTACATTTAACCAATCTGTAAAATTAGATGCACGATTATTTGACAATAATGAAATATATTTTGTAATAATTCTAACTATTTCATCTTTTATTTCATTATATTCATGTGTATTAGTAACTTTTATTTTTGAACTTAAATTTGTTTTATTTATATTTGCATTTATATCTGATTCAGTATAATCATTATTTAATGGTGTTGCATTTTTTTTTGAATATTTTGTACTTGAATAATGAAAAGAAAAATATTTTATTAATTTATCTATAGGTGAATCATTAATATCATTACTATTATTAAATAATTCATTTAAATTCATATCATAACTTTTTGTTATTTTATATGATTGACCTCCTGGTTTACATGATCCAAATAAAAACCATCCATTACGTGATACAACAGATTGATCTATTATGACATGTGCACTATCTAAATATTGATCAAAAATATTTTCTTCTTCACATAACTTAACTACTTCATATCTAATTAAATCTCTTTTTGTAGTATCTATACATAAATCTGGAAATATTATATGAAATCCATCCTTATATACATCGCCTCCATCAGTTACTTTTTCTTTTTCAAAAATAAATATTTTACATTCATCTTTATTTGATATATTAAAATATTTATTTATTATTAAAATATATTTTTTTATAATATTTAATATTAAATTATTATCATATAATCTATTAGTTATATTATTATTTGGAGGTACTTTCAAATCAATATCTATTAATATTGAAGAATATTCTTTTTGTATTTCTAATAATGAAAGATTATTAACTCCTACTGTTATAGCTTCACTATATAAATTAATAAATTCTTTATATTTTTCTTTATCAATATAAAATGTTCCTTGTAATATACTACCCCATGAACGAATTATTATTTTTGACTCACTATTATTATTATTTCTATAATTATTTAAATAATTTATTACTAAATTTATATATTTATCTAATATTTTAATATCAGATAAATAATTATTATTTTTTTTGTTATGTTTATCTATTTTATTTTGTGTATCATTTATAAACATTTAATTAAATAAGTTAAGATTTTTTTATATATATTTTTCAATTTTTATATAATGGATAAGCTTATAATATATGATATTGTTTCAATTATATAACAATTAAGCTTATAATATGTAATAATGTTTCAATTATATACAAATTTTTAATATATAAAAAATGAAAATAATATATATAAAATTATATATATTATATAATATAATGTATTTTTGTCCTAATTGTTCATATATTTTTGATATATATAAATCAGTTAATACCACACCAGTAAATGATACTAGAATTTCTATTAAAAAAAGTAATGATTTATTTAAATTATTAGAAAATAATTCTGATTTATCTAAATATAAAGCAGAATTTACAAAAGAAGAACTAAATAAAAATAAAAAATATCAAAAAATTAAAGACGATGAAAAATATTTAATAAATATTATATTTGAAAATATATTATCATCAGATGCGGAATTTCATTGTAATAATTGTAATTTATCTAATAAAATTAATGAAACTACATTATTATATAATATAAATTTTAATGAAAATAATACTAATAATAATTTTACATTAGAAGAAAATAAATTAATGACTAAAAATCCATTATATCAACATACACATGATTATATTTGTAAAAATATAGATTGTGAAACACATAAAAATAATTTAATTAAAGATGCTATTTATGTTAAAAATAATAATAATTATAATGGATTTCATATATGTTGTATTTGTTACTATAATTGGTAATTTATTCTAATAATGATAATAAATGATCTTTATTTAATTCATTTAATGTCCATATCTCATATTTTCCATTAGGTAAATAACGTTTTATTTTAAATGGTGTCATATTTAATTTTAATTCTTCTTCTGCTATCTTTTCATATGAAAATTCTTTATAATTTTTTATTAAAGGTTTTGCACCCATTGTTAATTGTTTTGTTCTTTCACCTAATATTCTTACCATTTCATATTTTGTCAATTTATTATTTGAAATTCTTTTATCTTTTTGTAACATATTACTTTTTACTTTTTCTTTTTCTATTTCTTCATTACAATCAGAATATTCATAATCTTCATCTAAATTATATTTATTTATATTTGTTTCAGTATCGTCATTCTCATCGTTCTCATCATTCTCATCATTTTCATCATTTTCATCATTTTCATCATTTTCATCATAATCATCATCATCCTCATTCTGTTCGGTATTATCAAAATTTGTAGTATCCATTTCATAATCATCATCAGATTCTTCTTTAATATTTTTAGTTTTACTTTTTATCATTATTATTTAATATAATATAATATTTTTATATATATAATTTTCAATTTTAAATAAAAACTAATTTTTATTTTTATTTACTATTATATATAATAAATATTATAACTCCAACAAAGAAAAATATAATTAAATTATTATTTGATAATAAATTATATTGCGATGAATCATCAGCAGGTGGAGTTGTACCTGCTGGAGTTGTTCCTGGAGTTGTACCTGCTGGAGTTGTTCCTGATAGCGTTGTTTCTGGAGTTGTACCTGCTAGCGTTGTTTCTGGAGTTGTACCTGCTAGCGTTGTTTCTGGAGTTGTACCTGCTGAAGTTGTTCCTGGAGTTGTACCTGCTGAAGTTGTTCCTGGAGTTGTACCTGCTGAAGTTGTTCCTTTTGTAGTACCTACTGTTAATGAGGTTGATAATACAATTGTTGGGTTTATAATATTAGGTTGGCTTAATTCTAATGATCCAGGTGGATAATAAATATAAATAATATTATTATTATTATAAATGATATCAGGTGAAGGAGTATATTTAAATGTATTAACATCAACCCATTTTGGTTGATCCTTTTTGTCATATGTAGTATATCTTTGAACTACTATAGTACATGATTTAGTTATATTTTGATTCAAGATATAATATAGTGAAGGAATACTATAACCAGCATCTGTAATTACAAGTATAATATTTGAATAATTAATATTATTAAAAGCGGACTTTTTATAATTATTTAGAATACCTATTCTAAATGCATAATTAGTGGTGTCATTTTTATAAGGCTTATTCTTTTCATAAGTTGGTGATATAATATTACTATTATTATTATTATTATTATCAAAATTCCATATAATATTAATATTATTTATTTTACTATTAATAATATTAAAATAATTTTTACTGTTAGGTATAGCTGGATAAATAATTTGATTTATATTTAAAATTGGAGTATTAATATCATTACTATTATAATTTATAGTTAATTCATTATTAACATATATAACCGATACATCATAATAATATTCAGTATTATTAGAAAAATCACAACATTGTAAAACTATTAATCCTGAAATAGGATAAGTAAATGTAAATGTAATTATAATATCATTATTAGATATTATATCATTTTTTGTAAATTGATAAATTGAATATTCACTATCATATATATCTGATATTGTTTTATTATAACATATTCTTGAACATATTTTATAGTTAATATATGTTGAATCTGTATTTGATGAATACGTATTAATAATTTTACCTTTATTTTTATTATCACTTATTGATTCTAATATAAAGCTACATGGTAAATTTGAATTTATATCATTAAAACTTATATTTGGACTTGTATTTGGAGTTGTTGTTAGTATTGAAGGGGATATAAATATACTTTGTATATCATAATAGTTTTTATTATCTAATGTTGTTTGTAATTTTAAATAGCTATTAAATTCACATTTACCAGTTAACCAACAAGTTAAATTAAACTTAATAGAAGAATTATTTATACTAATTATATTATTAAATGAATTAACTATATTATCATTATTGTTATTGTTAACAATTATACATTTATAATAATTATAATTATTATCATAATTTATATTATTATTATCATTATTATAATAAATATTTACATTAGATGATGATATAAAATTAATAATATATGTTTTTTTTGTGTCTGTGATTGATTGTATAACTGATTTGTTAAATATAAGTGGATAAGCTGGTTGTTCAGCACCAGCATCAGCACCCGCACCCG